ATGAATGCCTTACAATTTAAAAAACTGAAAATCGGAGATCGAATATTAACCTATAATGGTGCGTGTACCACTGTGACTGACATTGACCGTATGGCAGGAAAGTTGACCTGTGGCAACGGACAATGGAGAGATTACCATCGTGTGCGTATGGCGGTTGAAACAGATCTGCTGGTTGAACATAAGAGAGTTCAGGATTACGTACCACCTGATACAGTCATTCTTTCTCGTGCCTTGTTGCTTAAATTGGGCTTCTCAAAAGTATGTATTCTTCGCGCTATAGAAAATTGCGGGCCGGATGGCTTTTTGGGAACCTTGCAGGATCTTTTTGTCAGAACGGAATTTATCTCTATCGAATATGTGCGGAATCTTGTTCCGGTAATGATAAGGGAAGGACTGATACAAAGAAAGGTTGTAAAACGTGGCTTGTTCAGGCTGACTATTAATAAATGATTAAATAATATACTCGTATTATGGGACAGGAAAGCAGACGGAAGTCTTTTGTTTTTTATACTGAATGGAAAGAGGTGTTAGTGGATTATCCACCGGAGGTCAGACTTGAAGTGTACGATGCGGTCATTGAATATGCCGAGTCGGGGACATTGTCGGAGCTGAGACCGTTGGCTAAAATGGCATTCTCCTTTATAAAGAAACAGATAGACTCTAATAAAGACAAATACGACGATATTATAGCAAAAAGAAGTGAGGCTGGCAAGAGAGGTATGGCCAGTCGGTATAATAAGGATGTAACAAAAGATAGCAAAAGTAACAAGTGTTATCACAAAGTAACAAATCTAACAAGTGATAACAAAAGTAACAAGGGCTATCAAAGCGTAACAAATCTAACTATAAATGATTATGAGAATGATAATGATGATGTTTTATTTCAAAAAGAAGAAGAAAAAGTTTTTGGTTCTTCCCCCTTGAAACCCTTGCAGGAATTGTTTGATGAGATGAAGCGGAACGATTCCTGGGCGGAAGGCCTCATCATGAACAAACATCATGAGGGATACAAGGCTTTCAATCAGGAAACATTATCGGACTTTCTGGAAGAATTTTTCCGGAAACTTCAGAATGAGAATTGTACAATGGTCAATCCGGGAGACGAATATAGGCATTTCTCCAATTGGCTGAATAAAAAGCTTGAATGTAAATCCGATGAAAGAACCAAAACAGATAAAAGAACTAATGCCCGGACCGGAGGACAGGACTACAATTACGGTCATGAAATCGATCCCCCACACATCATCAAACTGGGAGGACAGGGGAAAGTATAACTTCCGGATGGGAGACGTAAGGATGATGTTGTCCGATGAGGAAATAGAGAAGTTCTGGAAGCACAGGCTGATACTTTCCATGCGGAAAGTTACTCCTGATTTCATGGTGGACGGTTCAAATTGTCAATTGCTAAGCGAGATATATCAATGGGTATGGCATAAGTCAGATGTGCTGTCCGGAAAGAAAGGAATATTGCTCTATGGTCCGGTGGGAAGCGGGAAGACCACCATTTTGAAAGGATTGCAGGTCTATATGGCACTTATCAACAGACTTGTATACGGTTGTCGCCGTTCCGACATCTGTTTTGAGATGCGTTCGGCCACGGAGATAGCCTTACGTTATTCCTCCCAAGGTACGGAGGCGCTTGACAGATGGACAACAAAAGGCATGGCCGGACACCTGATAATTGACGAGATTGGGCGGGAGGAAAATGCAAAGCATTTCGGTACGTCGTGCAATGTCATACAGACCATCTTGCAGATGCGTTACGAACTTCGGCATGAGATGCTTACATTCGGTACGACAAACATCGACATGGAGGATTTGTCGCAGTTTCGCAACCTATACGGAGATTATGTGTTGGACCGTGTCAAGGAGATGTTCAATATTGTTCACCTTGGCGGCAACAGCCGTCGTAAATGGATATAAAATGGAAAAAGAACTAGAAAAACTACAAAGGCAGCTTGCTATGGCGATAAAGGAACGCCGTTACGCCAGAATGGCCGAGCTGCAACGAAAAATTGCGGCCTTGCAGAATGTTCGTGAACATGTGCCGTTGTCATTTCTTCTACCAAAATTTACACCACAGGAGAGGGATAAGGCGCTGGTGTTGATGCATCAGGTATTCGTATTCGCTGACATGCTTTATGGCGCGGCGCTGGAGTTCGAGGAATATCTTAAAGGATTTGATCGTTCCGTAACCCTTCCCGTAGTGGTCAGGGCGAAGAAGGCTGCGGCAGAGTGCCGGGACATAACCCGGTATGTAGACAGTTTCGGTGATGAGCGTATGAGCGCGTTATTCGGAGAAATGTGTGATGAAATAAGCCTCAACGCACAGAATGTTATTTATCGTTATGTCCGCAAGGAAACAAAAAAACAGGAACCATGAGAAAAAAGATGTTATTATGGGTGATAAGACTCATACGGCTCTTCCACAAGGAGGATCAGTTCATACCGCAGTTGCGCTCCGTGCCGGAAGGCAAGGTGCTGCCGAACAGGCTTTACCGTCATTTCGGACGTATACTTGTATCGCGCGCTAATCCGCAGAAAGTAGAGATGCGTTATTATTATGCGGAGATAGATCCGGCCATGTCCGTACGTCCGAAAGATGATGACTGGAAGGAATGTAGCGAGATACATTATAACGAGCTTATGACAAGAAAGGATGCGGTTACGAAATATGAGCAGACCGGAGCACCGTGCGAACATTGCGCATGTCAGATATATGGTCTTCCATGTCATTGTGCTTTTCCAAGGGGAGCCATGACAGGCTATTTCGAACTGTTGCATTGCAACAAACAGTATTCTAATAATCCAACCATTTAAATAAAAAAGACGACAATGAAAATTAATGTATTCAGGACACAGTGCAAGGAAGGTGCGCGTGTCTTTTTTGACGGGGATATCACCTGTACGGGGACAGTAAGGAAGATTTCAAAGGACGGGAGTCGGGCGCTTGTGTGCTTTGACAACGGGGATGTGTCCTGGAAAGAGTATTTCATGATTGATTTTATTGAGGACTAGCCATGGAGAACAAGAGAAAAAATATTCTGATCCATCCGGATCATATAGAGGATCTGGATAAGAAATACAAGCGGCTGGAGGAAAACAGAAAGGAGCCGGTAAGGACAGGTTATACATCTATATGCCGTCTTCGGAATACCAGACTGCACAGGGACATTCTTTTCAGACGGATGTTTGTCCGTGACAAAATGCCCACCGGAGCTTTTATAATATTTAAAGAACTGGGGAAGGACAGCGTCATGCTCCAGCCATGCAAGCCTGAATGGATGAACCGGACACATATCAATCATGTGGGAGGACGTTTCCTCGGATGTCTTCGCTTCTTTTCCAGCTATGCTGATTTGGATACGACACCGCCAAGCCAGATATTGTATGATCTGAAAATAGATCCGCTGGTAACCTCATACACTTTCCGGCTTGAGGAATGGAAAGTGCAGGACGAGCATGACGGTGAGACGGTAGCGTACAAACTGATACCGTTGTTTCCGCTATGAGACTGGCAAACATACCGTCAGATATTAAAAGAACAGCACGGGAACTTAAGATTCCCGTGCTTCAGCATCATATATATGTTAATGGCAGACATAAGCATGTGACTATAAGTAAAAAATGTGTTCGGAAAGCCGGATTGACGGAAAAATACTCTGTACAGATCGTTGTGTTGGGGGAAGTGAGGGCATATATGATATTCTCTTATGATCCGTTGTGTGAGAACCGTCCCCATCTTCTTTTTCTTCCCTCATCTTGTGAGATTCATAGTCCGTATGTGACACGTGCTTTGCAAAGAATCGGGGGTGGGAATGAGATATGCAGGTTGCGCTTTCATGGGAAGCCGGTTTTTCTGAAAGGCAAGGACGGTACTGTCGTGACCGTTGTGTGGCGGATCTCGACATCTCCGGTAAGGGATATAGCCTCAACTGTTCAGAATATACAGAACAGGAACATGTAAGTTGTTATATTTGTGATGTTTATTATTCATTTTATAAAAAAGAAGTATTATGACGGAGAAACAAATATCTTTCTCGGGACTTAACCTGACACCTTATTCCGATATTTCTCCTGACGGGCAGCTTTCCGCATCTGTCGGGCTGGAGATTCATGACGGCAGTATCAGGCCTTCTGTTCTTGCCGGAGAGAAATATATCCTTCCACAAAGTCATAACTCCGCTAAACTGTTATATATACATTCCGCTACGTCATATTCACATTTTATTTTTCAAGACGGTCTGTCATTATATTGGGCTGATGTGAATAATAAGGGGGAATTGTCACTTACATTGCTGGATGAGTCTATACCTGCCAGTTCATTGTTGTCGGTAGGAAACACGCTTGTCGCCTTTGCTGAGGACGGGATGCATTATTTCTTATGGAAAAATGGAAACTACAAATATCTGGGGCAGAAACCTCCGGAACCACTTTTGGTGTTTTCCTTGCATTCAACTGTAAGAAGAAGCGGAGAATTTGAACTGTACAAGAAGGAACAGATGTGGATTAATGGGGATAAATGGCAGATAAAAGATGAATATGTACAGGGGATATCCACAAAAGTACATGCTGAGATAAACAAGTATATAGCAGAACAGCAAGAAGACGGATATTTCATTTTCCCTTTTTTTGTACGTTATGCATACCGCCTTTATGACGGTTCTGTCATCATGCAGTCCGCACCTGTGCTTATGTTGCCTAATGACTCCGGTGCACCGGTGGTAGTCAGTAAAATTGAGCGGCTGAGTCAGGTGATTTTTACCGGCATTGGTTATATATCCTCATTCTGCTCATGGCTTTCATACGCATGTGCCAACAATGACAAGGAGGCGATACAGGAGTGGGGGGATATTATAAAAGGAGTGGATATTTTTATATCCTCCCAATTCTATACATTTTATACGGACGGTGAAATAGACATGAGTCAGAGTCTGTTGAAAGATCTTCCCCAAGGCAAGAGCAACACATACGGATATATTATGGATGATTTGTCAGAGTACTCCTATCCACCAAGGCCTTTTAGCGAGGCTTATGATAGAAAGTTTGGAAACGAGGCTGCTGCTACATATGCATGGGGCATGGAAGTACGTAATGAGTTCAAGGAGGAAATATGTAACGCCTCCCTCTTTTATCATGTGAAGACTCTGGAACTGGACGAACTTTCCAGCGACATCCGCTATCTGTTTGGTGCGGAAGGGGACATGGATCATATTTTGAGCAATTTGGAACTTAGGGAGACATTGACAGATGATTATATGACACACGATATCATCATTCCTGACTTTTCCACGACATATAACAGCCGTCTGCATATTGCAAATGTGAAAAGAACTTTTTTCAAGGGATTCAATCCCATGTGTATATCACAATTCCTAGGTCGTGGGGATTCTTCGGTTTCAATATATACGTATATACATGGGAGCAACGGGGATGTTGTAGTCAAAAGTGATACGGAAGTTTTGGAACAGATACTTCCTGTATATCTGTTTTATCCTGATACAGATGCGTATAAAATGGTGATTGTGGTCGGTTCCATGGTGTTTGAGTATCCTTTGGCGGAACATCCGACTTTAAATGGGGCGTATTTTTGTAGCTTGTTAAAAAATACAAATGAATCGTCGGCATCCGTACCGTCCGTTACACCCTTGCAGTCTGAGGAACTGAGCAACAAGATGTTTGTTTCGGAAGTGGGAAACCCTTTTTATTTCCCATTGAATGGAGTTTATACAATAGGGAACGGTGACATTTATGCAATGTGTCCGGTTACTACAGCCATATCACAGGGACAGTTCGGACAATTCCCCATGCTACTGTTCTGTTCTGACGGAAATTATGCGATGAGCGTCAATTCTGAAGGGTTTTATTCAACCATTTCTCCGATACAGAGAGACGTATGCCTGAATTCCAGATCAATCACACAGATGGATTCGGAAGTGTTGTTCATTTCATCCAGAGGTGTTATGATCACAAATGGGGCTTCCATAGATTGTATATCACAGGCGTTGCAGGGAGTTTTCGAACCTGTGCCGGAAGAAATTGGAACAAATATGGAAATGATTGACAAACCTCCTATTGAACTGATCAAGACAGCCATGATAGCCTATGATTATGCGAACCAGCGGATTATTTTTATGCTGAAGGATATGGATACGTCTTTTGTGCTTTCTCTTCCTGAAAACAGATGGAACACGGCCGTGTTTGGACGTGTTAAATCTGTTGTCAATATATTTCCATATTCGTATGTGCATATTGAAGACAGGATTGTCCGGCTCACAGATATATATGATTATTCCTCCGAGGTGATAAATAAAGGGATTGTTGTTACAAGAGCGTTGAAACTGGATACTTTGCAGTTAAAACGGCTTATGGATATGTCGGTACAAGGCATCTTTTCAGGTAAGCAGAAAATGATACTGTTTGCTTCACAGGATGGAAAGAAATGGTATAAGATAGGGGAAACGCAGGCCAGACGTGTGGGAGCGATAAGAGGAAGGTATTTCAAATACTACCGCATTGCGTTGGAAACAGCACTGACAGCTAAAGAGAACATATCAGGAATACGGCTGATATATGATATCATGCCTGAAAAACGACTAAGATAACGACTTATGAAACAAAAAGGTAAAGTCTTGACAGTATTCCGTCTTGAGGGAGGAAGCGGACAGGAAGCGCAAAGAGAGGAAATCGGGAATAGCAGGAGAGGGGGCGTTGGCCTTCCGTCTTATTTACCGGGAGGAGGTAATGACAACCAGTCTATTTTTGACAAGTCACTGGCAGCTGAAAGTTATGTTGATGCAGTTGATATATGCTCATCAACATTCAATTACCTATATAATTCCGCTTTCTCAGATAAGACAGGATGGGAGTTTTTCAATCTTTCAGATGATGCTTTGGGGGCATATACGGATTTGTATGAGTACCGGAAGTTGCTGCATATTAGCAATGGGGGAGTGTTACAGAAAAACAGCCTCATCAGGAAGCCGGAGAAACATAGGATATTTAATGAGAAGAAAGGAGAACTGACGGAAGAGAACATTTCTATAACTGTTGACTACACGGAAGAATATGATGCTTTGTTTCTTTCAGTGCGGTTCCTTTGTAAATCCTCAGGTGATCTTACAATAGGTTTTACGGATACACAGGGAGATTATGCGTTGAAGACGAAGCATATTGACCAATCGGAGGAATGGCAGGAATATGAACTTTCTGGGAAATGGGCCGGAATTGGTGATTTTTATTTGTCATTTACAGGATTGATAATCGTTGATATCTTGAGGTTGGCGGACAAAGCGTATGATGATCATCGTGAAGAGTTCAGGACATACCAGAGCCAGACCAAGCAGAATCTTGAGCTTATGGTGTCTGCTATAAACGAGTTGAAACGGATGAAATCAGAATATGACAAAAAATTTGAGGAAATATCAAAATCCTTGATCGAGATACGTGGTGAGATACCGGATGTAAGCGGCTTGGAAACCAGTTTGTCCGAACTGGAAAAACGTGTGTCCGCATTGGAAAAAGCCGGTTCCGGAGATGGCACATAGTCCGATCTTTCGGGACCGGCACCGTATCAACTCCAGTCCGTGGGTCTCCTGCCCATCAGTTTTATTCTTGAACGTAAGGCATCACGCAAACCCTCTATGTCACCGGTAAAGAAATTCGCGTATTCTTTCGCCTTTTCCGGAAGTTGGTTATTAAGGACAGCACTCATTACATAATCCACCATCATACGGTGTGCGCAACTTTTGATGGTTTCCGTCATGCTGATATTGAAACTTGCAGGCATGGAAAGCTTTAATTCATACATGCCGAAGTCACCAAAAAAGTAAGTCACCTCCGCTTTGCCGTCACTGCCTTCTATCTTTATCCTCTCGTTTGATGAAGGGATATACTCAAACTGCCCGGTACCGGTTACTTGACCAAGTACCTTGTCTGTTGATGTGCTTACCGTTACAGATACGTCTGTAATAACTCGGATGATGTAACTTTGTCCGGGTATAAGGCTGTAAGTTCCCAGTGATCCAGATGATATCGTTTCAGTACTTCGGTTCATTTCGTTGATTCTCTCAAGACGGTTGTCGTCTGTGTCCCGGCCTGTTATCAGATATTGCTGACAGACACGTTTCACCTCACCGAAAGCCTCCGTCATCGCTCTGGCCACAACCGGCTTTGTGGCCTCATCATCAGGTGTCATTACTTCTGATGCAGTTTCTTCTGTATCTTCGCTCTTTTGTAATGAGCGTCCTATCAGATTGCATTGCACCGCTACATCGTTTACTATCTGCTTTTTCAGCAGGCGTATCCAAATTTCTCTTTCTCTCATGGCTTGTATATTAAAGGATTATTATATCTGTCTCTTAATATAACATCTGGACCGGATGGATTTTCTGTTGTAAGCACATCCATGCCTGTGCAACCTATTCCTGTATAAAGGTTGTCTCTGTTGCGTTGTCCGTAGTCTGCATTTCCGGACTGGCTCTGTTGTAACTCATAGTCATTGTTATTGCGCTGTTCGTAGTCGGCATTTCCGGACTGGCTCTGTTGCAACTCATAGTCATTATTATTGCGCTGTTCGTAGTCGGCATTTCCGGACTGGCTCTGTTGCAACTCATAGTCATTATTATTGCGCTGTTCGTAGTCGGCTTCTGGTACGATGAATTCTGATCGTTGGTTTAGGGCGGATACTATTTTTTTCAAGTATCCGGATGCACTGGTCCTGTATCCTTCACAAAGTTCTTTATCCGTTGTAGGCTCCAGCCATGCGGCTGCAAGATAATGTGAAGCATACAATCTCATTGCCGTGCGTATCATGTCCGTGATACCTTCATCCATGCGTATGAAGTTTTTGAATTCAATGATAATTTCATTCCCGGAAGAGGTCATGTTTATATCATTACTGTCTTTAATCTTGCGCCGAAGCTCGCCTTCCGCTTCATTTACTGCGGCGGTAAGATAAAGATCCAGTACAGCTTCATTGTCTTCTGTTGCTGCTATATCTGGATAATTACCGCCGGCTTTTCCTGCCCGGGCTGTAAGCGCAATGACATATTTGAATATTTCCGGTTTGTTTATGGATGTTTTCATAAGTCTTAACTGTTGCAAAGTGCATATTCTTTGGTCATTTTCTTATAATTGTCAAATGCTTTTTCAAATTCTTTCTTCTCATCTATCTTCTGTGAGTTCCATGGAATGAAGGAAGCGATGGATTCGAGTGCGTATTTCCAGTTCCCCTTGAAGCAGATGGCACGGTCGTCTAAATATATGTCGGCTATGGGCTTTCCGGAATTGCTGCCTTTAGGCTGATCCGGGTTTTCGTTTATGTAATCATAAGTGATGTGATTGTCATTCAGGTATTTCTTTAATTTGGAACTGGCGGTGCGTGTTGTGAAAATGATGATTGTGAATCCTTTCTTTTTTAGGACTTCCATGGCACTTTGTACACCATCAATCGGATCACCGAAGATGTCATTACCTTTAAATCCGTCGTATTGTGCTATGACTCCGTCAAAATCCACACATATTGTTTTCTTTTCCATATAAAAAACGATTAATAGTACAAATATAATCTCATCTGCCGTATCTGCTTTGATATAATGCTGACTGCATTATATACATTCGTCCAGTTCTTATTAAGCTATTTTTGTCGTAAAAGAATAATGAACATGCGCGATAACGAACAAATATCTGACTCCTTGCTTTACGGGCATCGAAAATTCGACGGACAGCGGCGGGCCGAGAGATGGCTGCATGTAGCCTATAATGCATATTGCCGTCTTGCTCCTTTCAGAAAGATGCGTGCCGAATGCAAATCGTATGCCTACGGAAAACAGTATGAGAGGCAGATTGTTTACAACGGGCGGCATATAACGAAGGAGCAATATCTTAAGGAGAAGGGTATACCTGCATTGCAGACCAACATATTGGGTAAGATCAAACGGGTCGTACAAGGGCAGTTCAGAATGAACGATACCGCGCCGGTATGCAATGCTGTTGATCCGGAGGAGAAGGAATATGCGGACATTATGTCAGCCTTACTCCGGCAGAACATGAAGCTCAACAGGCGTTCAGAACTGGATGCGCGTACTTTTGAGGAATATCTTATATCCGGTCTGCCTATATATAAAATTTCATGGGCTTATCGTCGTGGAAAACTGGACGTGTTCACTGATTATGTGAATCCGAACTTTGTATTCTTTCCCGACAGTCTTGATTTCAATCTTGCAGACATACGGTTTTGTGGTCTCCTTCATGATCTTGACTTCTCCGAGGTGCTTGCTTTGTTCTCACATTCGGATTCTGATGATATAAAGTTGAAGGAGATATATAACCATTGTCTTGATAATGAATATATCGCCTCGCAGTTCAGCCGTGACACACGCACGTCACAGATTGAATCTACCGATTTCTACTATCCTTCGGAGTTCGGAAAATGCCGTGTTATTGAATTATGGACGAAGGAGAGGCGGAAGGCCTGGTTTTGTAATGATCCCTTGGAGAGTGAGCCTTATTTTGTTCCTTATGATCAGAAAGAGAGCATTAAGGAAATAAACCGTAGCCGTCTTGAACTTAATATAAAACGTAATCCTGATGGATCCCCCATGCTAGATACGGACGGGGCTCCCGTTACATTCATGGATCCGGATAAATATGCGGCTGAGAATCTGATCACTTATGAACGGAGAATCGAGACGTATTGGTATTACCGTTATCTTTCCCCGGACGGATTTGTGCTGGAGGAAGGACAAAGTCCGTATTGGAATGGATCCGAATCTTTCCATCCGTTTGTGTTCAAACCATATCCTTATATTGACGGAGAATTTCATCCGTTCATATCTGAAATTATCCCGTCTCAGGAATATTTCAATTACTACATGGTAGCCCTTGATTTTTATATTCGTAATGCGGCCAAGGGTGTGTTGATGATAGATGAACAGTCCTTGTCTGACAACATGAGTATAGAGGATATAGCGGAGCAGTATGTGAAGAGTAACGGTGTAATATTATATACAAGCAAAAGATCTGGCAATGCCCCTGATACAAAGACCGCATCATCCATCCCGGGAGGATTCGATTATATCATACAACTGTCACGCTCCATGGTGGAGGACGTGTCAGGAGTTCAGGCGGCACTACAAGGTAAATCGGGAAGTTCCGAGAGCGGTGTGCTTTATCAGGCAAAGGCCGCACAGGCCTCATCATCCATATTGGATCTTATAAATACATTCAACTCATTTCTTACTGAAGTGGCATATAAGGTAGTAAAGGTGATGCAATGTTTCTATACAGGTCCGAAAGCGGTCAATGTCGCCGGTGAATCCATTCCCTATAATATGGATACAATGTATGATATTGACATTGATATCTCAATTAGCGAGGATAGCGACAGCCCGGTATATAGGGCATTGACAAACCAGCTTTTAATGGCACAGGCTGAGAAGGGGCTTATACCGTTCAAGGCGGCATTGGAAGCCGGTAATTTCCCGAACTCCAGTAAGATTATAGCGGTACTGGAAAGATATGAGAAGCAGTTACAGGAGCAGCAGGCAGCGCAACAGATGATGTCGTAAGTAGTGATTGGAAATTTTAATATTTCTTATAATGATGGATTATACAACAATTAGACTGGTGGTTGTAAGTATTAAAAGTTAGTATAAATAATAAAGCAATGAGAGATGTAATTTACAATTTTATCAACGAGCACATGATGATACATATTGTGCTTATAGCCTTGTGTATTGCGGCTACAATGGGGGCGATGTTAGTGGATCTTATCACAGGAGTAATGAAAGCCAAGCAACGAGGAGAGGCAAGAACATCCACGGGGTATAAGAAAACAGCCGTCAAGGCGAAGAAGTATTTCACTCCATTTATAGAGTTGTGCTTCATTGATCTGTTATGCTGTGTGGTTATCCCCTTTCCTGTTTTTTCAATGATTTGGACGGGTTACTGCATTTTCTGTGAGTTTAAATCAGTTCGTGAAAAATCATGGGAAAAAGCGGAGTTGCGCAAGGCTGAGAAGACAATGAGTGTGATTATTGAGAATAAGGATGATATTGCCAAGATCATGGCTCAGATATTGTTTGACAACGAAAACAAAAAAGGAGGATAAGAAATGAAGTATTTTACAATTGCGGAATTATGCCGGTCAAATACAGCAGACCGGCTTGGAATTAACAACAGATGCAGACTGGAGCATGTGACTGCTCTGACTGCCTTGGTAGATAATGTGCTTGATCCATTACGTGAGTGGTGGGGAAAGCCTATAACAGTAAACAGTGCTTATCGCTGTCCGGAACTTAATGCGGCCGTCAAGGGAAGTAAGTCTTCTCAGCACATGAAAGGGGAAGCTGCCGATATTGATACTGGCGACCGTCAACAGAACAAGTTGCTGTTTGAGTTTATCCGCAAGAACCTGCCTTATGACCAATTGATTGATGAAAGCAATTTTGCATGGGTACACGTCAGTTATCGGGCTGACGGTGCCAATAGAAAACAAATGTTAAGTTTATGAGACAAAGAATCTATATATGGATTGCGGTAGCGATAGTACTTTTACTTGTCTTTTCGTGTAAAACCAGATATGTTCCTGTGGAGATCAAGACAACGGAAACAGTGGAAGTACATGATACCACCATAACAGAAAGACTGGTTCCATACAAAGATAGTACTGCGACACGTGACACTGTATCTTTTCTTTCCAACCCTTATGCGTACAGCTGGGCTAGATATTCAGGTGGAATATTGCAACATTCGCTGGGAATATGGCCAAATTCGGTACTTATAGTAACTGTACCTCATTATATGACGGTAACCAAGCGAATCGAAGTACCTAAGATTGTAGAGGTGGAGAAAAAATTAAACTGGTGGCAAAAAACAAAAATAGAGATAGGTGGATGGTCTATGATAATGAATATATTGCTTGTATCTATGATGATTGTCAGATGGTTAAGAAAGAAAGGAGGTGCCCGTAATTTATAGATTGTATTTTTTTCAATTCAGTCTTTCGTTATAACAAAAATCTTCGGCGGTCCGGATTGTAAGAAAAGGACCGCACGCTCCTTATCAGGTAGAAGTCGCTAAGGAGAAACAATACGTCGGAACAAGAATTGTTTTGCGGTCCCAGACTGCTTAACAATTTTCCGACGTATTTTGTTTATCCAAACAGTGATTATATGAAAAGTGATGAAATATATAAGGATGTATTGCAGGTTGTCGCTTCAGTGACGGGAATATCTGAAACAGGTATTATACATAGCAATAAAGAAGAGTGTGCGAATGCCAGATATCTTCTTGTGCGTTATTTAGCCAAGATTTTCTCTGACACGGAGATAGCGTCATTGACTAACAGAACCAAACAGGCTGTCGGCTCGATGCGGCGTAATGCTAAAAAACAAAGGGTATGGATTGTGGAAAACAATTGGAAAGAAATAGTAAACAAACTGGAAAATAAATATTTTATCTGCAAGTAACTTATTCCGTAATTTGCCTTTGCGGTCAATATTGACCGTGATATGTAAAATCATAATTATGGATAATGTAACAGGAATGAGCATCCAGGAATACGCCGCAATGCGTGAGTTGGAGTGCGAACACAAAAAGGGATGGGGCGCTACCGCTGCTATCTGGGTTATCGCTGCTGTGATTGTTATTGCCTTCTTCGTGTACAGTTGGCATAATAACTGTAATGAAAAAGTACAATTTGCAGTAGGGTTGGCTAATCTGACAGGACGTGTTAACTGTATGGAACCTGATGTTCGTTGGGCTGGGCAGCAGTTGTATGCTGCTAACGGTGCAATTTCCGCTACCGTTCAGGGAGTGGGCGACATGAAGGCCAATTTCGGTGAGCAGCTGTTCCAGTTGAACAAGGAGGTCTTCTACAATGACGGTTGTGGCTGTGGCCGTGGCAGAAACGGAGGTTGTGGCGGTTGTGGAAACCGTGAGTTCCGACAGACGTCTACATATAACTTGGCCAGTACCAATGTTACGGTGGATGAAACTTGCCGCAATTGATTTCGTGAGGGTGGGGACTCCACCCTCATTTATTATTAATCGTATAAAAGCTGGACTATGTTTAAATCAAGAATAGAAATTAGGGAGTTTGCGGTAAGACAGGCTGTTGAGTTGCTCGGCACTGGTAGTCCTCAAAAGGATATTGTCGCAAAAGCTAGAGATATTGAAGCCTATATAATAGGAGAGGCCGATTTGCCGGAAGTTTACAATGATACGGAAGCCATCAACGGTATTATGGGAAGTGCGATGCAGATGCTGCAAGGCATATCCTGTTCGGAAATTCCGGTAGAGGATAAACCTGCCAAAAAGAAATAAGAGATGGGGGTGTCCATGTTTCAGTCAAAGAAACCGCAGACAGAGTTGAAGTTTACGACACGTGCGGAAGCGTTCAGTTACATGCTTATGTATATGACTGAGGAAAAACATGCGGATCCGCTGGAGGCAGCGCAGAAAGCCAATGAATTTGCAGACATCTTCGCCAAGAACATGGGTATCCCTCTTAAAATAGAGCCGGAACCACAGGGTGTCGATAAATACCTGTCAATGGCTACCAAGATTGCTAATTATATAGAAGAACATCCTAAGGTGGTTGAATACGGCGTTCCGGCTTTGACATTCGTTGCCGGTCTGTTCACTGGGAAAAAAGTGGAGCAGGCCAATGATAACATGTATGGGCAGCGTCCGGTACCGCCTCAACCGCAGGAAGAAATAGATTTTGATAAAATACCTGATTGATTATGGCATTAAGGAAATTATATATTGTGGTGGATTGCGAGAACGACGAGCAGAAGGAAGCTGTTCAGACCGCATTCAACGAATTGTCTAATACGCGGGCTTTGACCAGCCGGACGATTATCAGCATGTATCCGTTTTTCAAAAAACATCGTGATGATCTGTTTGAGCTGTTCAATATGGTCAAGACAGGCGGTGTCAAATCGTTGTTGTCTGTAAGAGGTGGAACATTGATTAATAACTTGAGAAAGGGTTGATTATGAGAGTGGAAGGCAAATGTATAGGTGATTGCAGCAAATGCCAGTTGCTGGCAAATGGTGAGGTGGATATGATTCCGTGCATTCTTGACCAGATTTTTATCCGGACAAGGAAAATCGAGAAAGAAAACGCTTTTATCAGGAGAAGTCTTGATTCCATGATGCAGGACAGAAATACAATCCAACTTGCCGGTTTGAGTGATAACGAAGATAAAACAGATTGATTATGAAGTATACATTCAAAGAAATGTTGGACGATGCGAAAAGGGCGGGTCTGACAAGTGACAAGGTCATGATGCGCAGTGCGGAAAGCATGAGCGAGCTTCTGTGCCTTGTGAAGGAAGAACATCCGGAACTGTACTGGAAATTTATGCGTGAGCAACATGGAATCATGTATGGTAATCATTACAATGAAGCTTTTGCGATGTTTGATGTCGGCATGATGAGGTACATTGATAGGGATGGAAAGAAATGTGAGGGTGCGCACTGGACGGCGGAACAGATAGAGGCAAGTACCCGGATGATGGGATTTCCGGCTGGAACTACGAAATGGGACAAGTATGTAGCGTTCAATGCCTTTTATTCCGATCTTTGCACAGTTTATAATGATGAACAGATCATTAAAGGTGCTCATAAGTTCTATTTTGAGGATCAGGACTGGGGGGACACAACAAAGATTTGGGATTATGTGTATTGCAAGAATGCAATGGTCTGATTCTTTGTAACAGACGGTTTGTGCTTATCAAAAACCGAACCGTCTGTTTTTGATAAGCACTATGATTCCAGTTTTTCCCGTATTTCCTTCAGAAGCCGGAAAGAGCCTGCCATCTTGTAATTCCCAAGATTCTGTTCTGCCTGCATTATAAGGCTTTCTACTGTCAGAGGGAGGTCGGGAGAAAATGAGGATTTGTTGATTTGCAATGTTTTAGGTAATTCTCTCGTATTAAACCATTCCACCATTTCCCTTAATTCTTCCTCTGAGTAAGCTTCATGTGTTTTTGCATTTTTCATAATGATCTTGTTTTTGATTTCCGCAAAGATACGAAATTGAAAGCAAATCACAATTATTCTGTATTACTTGTAGAAGATTCAGGAGTGTGTGAACGTATCAAGGATCTAGCTATTGCAAATTCAGATTCCGCACCGGCATTTTCATTTATTGAAATATGATAGAGACCGGCTGCATAATATGCCAATGCTCCTGCATATTTGTTATGAAGGTTGATTTCTCCGTTTTCTGAGATTGAAGGAGTTGGAATATACCTGAGACTGTATCCCCCCTGTTCTTTTACTGCATGGGCAATGATTGACCTCATGGTATCGTTGGTGATGAATGCTACCGGTATTGAGGGACCATTACCTACACCGGGAGCTGATGAATATTGTGCGCTGTATAGTGGCGAATTGTCCGGATATAACATAGTGACCGGATATCTCCACCCAGTCAGGTTCACACTGACAAGCCTGATATAGTCCGCAGGTATTTTTATGTAGGCAAAAAACAAACCGTCAGGACGTTTCTTAAATGAGATTGAGGATGAATCTGTCATTTCCGAAGCTTCGGCCATCACCCCTTCGTCATTCATCAGTGCGAGTAGCGCGAGTCTGATGAACTCTTTTAATGCCTCATCGGTCTCAATCGTGAAACTGTCTTCTTCTGTCGCACTCTCATTGATGATTGTGCGTAAAGTCTTTAGTATATCTTTGACAGGTATCATGAGGCTTAGTCTAATGGATAATTGGGAAATTGTATGCCGTGTTCTTTGCATAATGAGGACAGAGCCTCCTTATTTCCACATTGCGAGCGCGGTACTTTGAATCTGACCTCAAAAAAATCCTTCGCTTCAAGGAATGAGGTCACATTTTCAATATCCTCTTGTATGTCTCTGTCTTCTTGAATGCCTTTTTCTTTGGTCGGTTCTGCACTTTCGGATTCTTTTTCTTCCTGGTTGGAAGATGCCGGAGGAATATAGGTGCACATCCGTTTTCCAAGGATGCTATATCTCTGTTTTACCTCTGTTTTCTGTAATACGGAATTTACGTCATTTTCGTCATGTATTACATCTTCATCTTCTTCTATTGTTTCGGTAATGCGTCCTTCCCGGTACCACTTGTGCGCCCTGATTTTCTCTGCCAGTTCTCTATCCGTTGTATGATAGGTTGATTTGCCACGGAAAAAGGCGGAGAAGTTGATGTACATCATCCGTCCGCAGTGAATGACAGCGAATGACAATGAGGAGTTCGCAACAAATTTATAAAGTTTCTTCATACATTTATAATAATGATGAGGTGGATTTCTCCACCTCTGATGATGATTAAGTTCTATTATGCAGCCTGGGATTCAGGGACCGGAATCTCAACATATTCCGGAATGGACAGACGCGCGTGGGCATCTGGGAATCCGAGCGTCCAGCAGGAGAACTCTTGCATGACAACAGCGTCACTGTTACTGATGAACAGTTCCTTCAGGTTGTATGTGCTACGCTCCCAGTTTTGGAATACCCATTTGTCAAGATATTCAGGATCGAGAGAGAAGCCTCTTCCGTTGAATCCCCAAGCGTTGAACAGGTCATGGCGGTAAAACAGAAGTTTTGTTCCCATGCTTTCGAATGACTGGAAGTCAAGTCTCCATTTGTTGTAGTCACGTTCCGGTTCGAAGATGCGTGTGCGGTTGTTGGTTTTGATCTTGCATAATGCTGCATAGATAGTATTGTCAACAAACACAAGTTTTGTTCGGCTTCCATTACCGGCACCTTCAATGATGCGTCCTACAAGGTCTACAAGCTCGTCCTCCGAGATTACATATTGCTGCACATATTTTCCTTCTTCCACCACAGGATTTCCGGCAGAGTCAAGCACTTTCTCCCAATGTCCGATTTCAAGGTCTTTTCCGGCGCGGTACCAGATACCTTCGCAAGTATATACATTGCCTTGTCCGTTCACCGCATGTTTGCTCTTGATTCCGAACAATCCGGAGGCTTCCATACCGATACGCATGTCCTCCATTGCCATCCGTTCCACACGTGTGAATGACCATTCCACTTCGGTCTTGCTCAACCGGTCATAGATAGTCTGCTCTACCTGCATGATAAAACGCTGGCAATATTGTTCGTCCGGAGACGGAAGCTGGTAATATCTTCCTGTAGACACGTCCTTCTCGGCGGCAGCACGTCCCATTCTTAGAAGGACGGTACCCTTTGCAAGGGTAGGAATAAGATAAGGGTTCTTGTTGCTTGATTGTTTCCCGTTTACAGCATAGACAAGCGGAAGGTTGGTCTCACTGTTGATTGCGTGCACGCGCAGCATCAACGGGTGTTCAGGATCCACTTCATCGGTACCGGACTTGTAACCGGAAACAAATGTCCCATCAGCGTTCAGGACAAGAAGTGTGTCCATTGCACCCACTATGTTGTTGTCCTCCAGTTCTATTGCCTTCGGGGTCTCGGTAGTCATGGCTTCAAGCTGTTTCGCAAGAGTGGCCCGTAGCGGACGCTGTCCGACACTGTAGTACTTGATTACGATGCTGTCCGATTTGTTTGTCGCCCCATGGCGCAGAATCTGATCAATAGGCGTGCCGGTAAACTTCATCTCGACAATTGTCTTGTCGATCTGCTTCACGTACCATTCCGCGTCCATGATTTTCTCGTTCTTTGTTACGGAACTTTCCCCGCCTACTACCTTTCCGCCATCCCCTAGATCCTGGACTGAGCCTCCGTCCGAAGCATCGGCGGCACATGCATAACCTCCCCCGGTCGCTCCGGCAAGGAACATGAGCAATACGGAAAAGAAAAATTTGAATGTTGATTTTAACTTTTTCATTGTTCTCGATTTGTTTTTAAATTTATAAATAAAAGTTGTGATATGAGCCTGAAAGCGATAGACGATTAAATACGTCTCTTCATGTCTTTATAACGTTGTAGGGTAGGATCCTCCACTTTTTCCTCACCTCCTCCGTTCCCGCCTCCTCCAAGGTCCGTCGGAGCTTTTTCCGCAAGATTCCTGTGTATAGCTCCCGGACGTGCGGTACGTCCCTGTTTACGTCCTTCCTCTCGGGCGGCTTCTATTTCCATGTCCATATTGAAGGCATGGATGATTCTTTTCCAGTCTTCCGCATCCAGTTCGTGCCGGATAATTTTATGAATGATACCGTCTGTATCCTGTGTTCCGTACAGCCATTCCAACATGGAAACTACATTCGCCTCATCAACATTGACCTGCCGCACAGCTTCTGTCAGTGCCTCATCTGTTTTGCGCAGCTTCTCTTCCGCATCTCTTTTTCTTTTTTCCTCATCGGCCGCCTCCTTTATCCGGGCAGCTTCTTTCTCTTTTGCTTTTTTGATGGCCTCTTCCGTTGTTGCAGCTTCCCTGATATCATCCCCGTAATTGGTTATCAGATATTCCACAAGAGAGAACGGTTCACCGTTCTCATCCATGCCGCTTGCCAGACCGGTCAGGATGCCGGCGGCTCTAGAGTCTTCTGCAAGAACTTTGTTGAGGTTCTCTCTCTGTGATTCACTATCGTCATAACGTTTGAAAGAGTCATCAAGGAATTCGCCGACTGCGAGGTCGTCCTCAAGGTCGAGGTCCGGATTTCTGGATGAAACAATATCTCTCCATGATTTTCTTTCTTTTTTTTCTTCCATGATATGTCATTGTTGTCTTATACTGACAAATTTAGTAGTATTAGTTCAAGCCGGATTGATATAATGCAATCTACAGGAAGTACATTCGCTATCATTTAAACAGGAGGTCACATGAAGCACAAGGGAAATATTAGCGAAATACAATTAATAAGGAACAAGGAGATTGTACGTACATTCATTGAATTGAAAAAGACGTGTACATTCTCTTACTACAAGGATATATGCAAGGAAATTGCGGGTATGAAGGCGAAGCAGCATTATGTCAGTGAGGACCGGGCTTACGTGATCTTATACAGATATCTGACTGAAGGCAATATACCTGATTGCAGTCTGTATAAATATGAAATGTATTCCAGCCTGATCCGCTGTTGCCTTGATATCATGAAAAAAAAATCGGAGGCGAATCTCCGTCTTATCGTAAGACTTGCGATAGAGAGACCTTCTGATTCATTTGGGATAAGTCCTGACCGTATACAGCATATTTTATGGAAAGCTGGGATGAAATAGGTATATCACTATGAAAATGAGATATTCCATGGGGCTTTACTTGTGCATGACCGTGTTGTTGCCGTATCATGAATTCCTGTCAGGAAGTCACTGGCTTTATATGTTCGGACATGCCGGATGGCTTCATTATCTTTTGAACGGGATGGCATGGGCTTTTCTATGGAAGGTGATAACCCCTGCACGGACGCTGGTCGCATGGATGTTCGCTGTCGGAATATCATTTTTCATTCCTTCCGGCAGTCCTGTGATCGGATGGAGTGTCATTATCTACTATTATACGGGCTTGTGCCTGTCCTCCATGGATGGGGGAAGGCGTAACAGGCTGTTTGCCATAACCGCTCTCGGTTTCTTTCTGCCGCATATTGCGGGTGGATATCATGCGGCTATGCTGGCGGCCGGATGGATATTGCGTAAACTGGAGGTTGGATGGCAAAGAACATTAAAATAAACCATATAGAAACTCTTTTCTCAGCTGTTGTCATAAGGAATGCGGAGGAGATGATCCGCAGGAACCGTGAACGGGAAGCGGAACTGTTCAAGTCCTATAACCCGTTGACAGGGGAGAACGCTCCCGGAAAACGGAAGAGGATATGTCTGGATGATTTTGTAAATTCATCTGTTTTCCTTCCTGTCGAGATGTTCTCCACCGGTTTTATCTATAAATTGAATCTTGCCGGAAGTATAGAGGAGTTCTGCTGGCAGACATACGGGGAATATAATGAGGACCTTCGTAATACTGTCATTCAGGAGTTTCTCCGTTACTGGGCCAAATACGACTTTTATTTCTATTGTTATGCGTATGCGCGTATCAAAAACAAGGAAGGAGGGGAGGATGTGCCTTTTCTTCTGCGTCCGGCGCAGGTAAAGCTGGCTGAGACATTTGAAAGAATGCGCCGTGCCGGCAAACCTATCCGTGTCATATTGCTGAAAGCCCGCCAGTGGGGAGGATCCACATGTACACAGATATACATGTCATGGATACAGATAATGCATGTGAAGAGTTGGAACAGCATTATTGTTGGACATCAGGGGGATAGCGCAGCTGAAGTGAAGGATATGTATGTCAAGCTCATAACCCAGCTTCCTGAATTCCTTTTTTATGAAGAGGGGATAGAGTTTGACGGCTCTCTTCCGAAGATCAAGGGAGGGGGAACTTCTAACATAAGTCTTATACCTTCTCGGAACTGCAAAATCAAGACGGCAACCGCGATGAATCCGGAGGGCGCCCGTGGTGGTGATTCGGCCATGGCGCATTGTACGGAGGTGGCGTTTTGGCCTCAGACGGAAAAGATGGATCCGCAAAAACAGGTGAAATCATCCTGTTCGGGAATCCTGTACAAACCGTATACGATGATTGTGTATGAAAGCACGCCGAACGGGCAGAATTTCTACAAGGATGAATGGGATCGTGCCAATGGAACGGATGATCATGGGGAGAGACTGTCCGCATTCGAGCCGTTGTTTGTCGCATGGTGGGAGATAGAGGAATACCGTCTCGATCCGGAAGATATGCTGGAATGGGCCTGTACCCTGATAGAAAGGCGTAACGATAAGTCCGGAAACTGGGACTATATGTACTGGCTGTGGACTATTGGAGCGACATTGCAAGGCATCTACTGGTACAGGCAGAAGATGAAGGAGTATGCGGACATACAGGACATGCAGCAGGAGTATCCGTCCGATCCGGTGGAGGCATTCAAGTATTCCGGGCAGCTTGTATTTGACATTTACAAGGTAGAACAACTCAGAAGGTTCTGCCGTGAGCCGGTATTCCAGGGGGATATTTCCGGAAAATCCCCGAAAGGTGAACAGGCTGTCGAAGGGCTGAAACTGTTCAGGCGTAAGGGAGGGGAATTGAAAATATGGGAGATGCCAGACAAGACATGGAGGTTGGAAAACCGCTACTTTGTGTCAGTTGATATTGGGGGGAAATATAGGACGAGTGATTACTCTGTGATTACTGTGCTGGACCGCGCGGATATGATGGCCGATAGCGGAGTGCTCAATGAGGACGCTGGACCGCGTGTGGTGGCGGAATGGTACGGGCATACAGATCCGGACCTGCTTGCGATCAAATGTGCGCAGATTGCGTCATTCTATAACAATGCTCTGCTCATTGTCGAGAACAACACGGCGTACAGTAAGCTTAATGATGTAGACACGGACAACGTCAGCGAATTGTTCTTTCCCATTTTGATCCCTCTTTATGATAATGTATATGCGCATAATCGGAGCGAGTTGGAAAAAAGGAGCCAGAAAGAAAACAGATGGGGTTTTAATACCAACCGTAATACAAAAGTGGCCATTATTAAGTATATGGAACAGTGTGTGCGTGACAAACTGTGGATAGAGCGTGAAACCGGAATGATAAAGGAATTGGGATGGTACATGAAATATCCGAACGGCAAATACGGCGCGCTTGCAGGGAAGCATGATGATCGGGTAATGAGCAGGGCAATAGGATTATACGTGAGCCGTTTTGAATGGGACAGATATCCGGTGAGGGTGTTGCCCACTATGGAAGAGAAAATGAATAACATGAAATGCCTCAACAGGTCGGCGACGGGTGCGGAGGCTATATTATATAAAAATTAGTAACATTATGGGAAAAATTAAGTTGTTTTTGAAGGCGGTAAAAAGCCTTGTGCGGAAACGCAGGATCGCAAGTCTGTGGAAGTCCAGCTTGTTGTTGAAAAAGGCGATAGAAGAGGCTGAGGAAAAGAATAAACAGGACGGAAGGCGTTATTTTGTCATATGGGATCCTGCACAACAGAAGCTCATCTCTATCACTTATGATTATTATAAGGGCAAGTGGGACAGTTATAAATATCTTCTTCACCGGGGAAGGTTCCGTATGCGAATGAACCGAGGGCAGTTGAAAGAGATGTGCTTTTATTACACGAAAAGCAAGAACGGCTTACCTTCCTGTCAGGACGGGGAAAGAAAGGAGAAAATGATAGAATGGCAGAATTATTATCATCGTCTGCTGGTTAGTGACAGGATTCGTGTTATTTCTCGTTGCTGGAATTTAAAGTCATTATGGAAGGAGGTAACTTTGCGCTCAAATAAAATAGCACATAGGTATTAGTTTAAGGTTTTAGGGGCTCGGGCTTGTGAAAGTCTGAGTTCCTTTTATTATATACATTTCATTGTGAAGCTCTTGCTTATCTTTGAATAATAAAAAATATATTTATATGGAAAGATTTGATTCTTGCTTTCATCCTCATCATGCATGTGATCCTCATCCGAATGAATATCATGAAAATATTCATTATACGCCTGATCAGATTAATGCATTGCTGGGGCTTATTCCTTATAAGGCGGACAGAGCCGAAGTTCCTAAAATGGAAACGTTGAACGATGTCAATTATATAGGTCATGTGGCAACTTCCGAAGCGTTGCCGGACAAGATGGAACAACCGTCATGGGCACTTGTCGGCAGTGTGAAGGAAACAAAGCCATACTTCTACTATGTTGAAGGATTTGTTCCTAAAGGATATCGGGCCGGATGGAATGATTTGAGCGGTGTTTTGGGAACTTATGATCTCACAGTCGATAAGGTGAGCATCTTCGATTATAATCTGCTGACTGAATATAATGTAAGCCGTAATCATACCCAAGATACCCGGATATTCTCACATGATTGGAAGGAACAGAGATATTTCAGTGCATTTCCTGATTATGTTGAGGGGAAGAAATACAGACCTTGTGATCGTGTCAACATGCCGGGGTACACAAAAACGTCGTTTGTAGCGCAGCGAAGCACGTCCGAGGCCCCTTTTGTTGTAAAGAAGAGCAATGTGTTTACTTTTGAAGATGCCATAGCGCTTGTACCGGAGGAATACAGAATACCCGGTATGAAGGTTACGTTTGTTTCTGCTTACACCAATCAGGCTGAAACATGGTATTTTAAGGGAAATTATGCTTCGCTTTGGAAAGACAAGAAAAGCTGGTGGAAGATTGATTTAGAGGCGGAGCGTAATGAGATTCATGCTGAAGAGGTATTCATTCAGAAGATGGAAGCACCGGAGATGGTGGCTGACAGGGCCATAGCAGATGAGAATGGCAACCGTATACCGGACACTTATCTTACACGCAAAGCTGTCAGACGTCACATTGAGGATACATTCAATGATATGTTCATAAATAATCCTCCCACCGTGATGAACGGGATGATAACGCCTGATATGCTAAGCGAATCCACCAAACAGCTTATCGGCAACAAGAGCATAACCAATTTTGCGGATGATGAGGATATTACATCGGTTCACGGTCAACTGAAACTGGCTAATAAAAGGTATGATCCGAATAATTACTCAGGGAAGGGAAGATGTTATCTGCGCAAGAATCTTGTGGCTGGCAGAAATATACTAACTCAATCAATGGTATGCCGGCCAAATACTATTTATGTCATTCAATATGATTATAGTCTTGAGGGAAATATAATCATTATCCCTGAGGGGAGTGTTTTAGAGTTTGAAGGAGGAAATTGCTCCAATGGATGTATACATGGTAATAACACGAACATAAAGGCAGGATTGGGTAAAATCTTTGAAAATATAGATTTTAGCGGTACTTGGCAAATTATTGAATCATATCCGGAATGGTTTGGAGCTAAAGGAGATGGTATAACCAATGATACTGATTCTATTCAAAAATGTTGTGATTTCACTTCTCTTATAAAAGGGAAAGTTGTATGTAATCAAGTTTATTTAATAGATACAATTAATATTAAAAATATAACAATAACCAATACTGCAAGGTCTAATTATTACAACCAGAAGAATTCGTTAACGCTTGAAGAAATCAAAATTTATATCAAATCATGTTTTATTAAAAACTCCGATAATATTTGTATCCATTCCATAGATTGTAATTTGGTAAACATAAATATATATGGAAATAATAAAAGGGGAGAGGCTATATGGCATACAGGAGCTAATGTTATTGATGGAGTGTATATTACTAATAATGGTGATATATCTGACTTTTCAGATACGGAGTTCTTTACAGATAAAGATTATTCTGCACTATACGTAAATGCTGCTGATGTCAATAATGTTATGATTATACAAAATAAATGTGATGGCATACAATTCAAATCAATAACAGACCATAGATTCACTAACAGCATTGTAACTTCATGTAGAAATGGGATCGTAATAAATACAGCTACGGAATGTATTATAAATAATGTAAAATCAGAATGGAATAATAAAAATAATTTAATGTTCACTACATGGGTGAATAGCGTTATTATAACTAATTGTATATTTGATTCAGCCATGTGGTATAATATTTTATTTTATAAAACATTTGGTGCTAATGTTAGATTTGTAAATTGCAATTTTTGGGGGGGAAGACATGATTATCCCGCTCCAGTTCCTGTAGGAGATGATTTCATTTCTACTAAATCTCAGATTGTTGTATGGTATAACAGCTCTTTGAGTTTTACAGGCTGTGTCTTTAATAAAAATGACAATACTTCAAATTGGCAATCTGATATTGAATCAATAATAGGTACTATTAAAAATGACCAAGGTAGTAATCCTGTTCTTCTGAATTTCACAAATTGTAGTAGTAATGGAACATATAAATCCATATATGATTCCACCTCTTTTATTCAGTCAATGGGATATATTAACAACGAAATTTCTGTGGAGAACCCATCTGAAAGGATTAATGCTAATTATATAATACCCAAATACAATAAAGTAAAAGATGAAACTTTATTGACCGCTTTTTATTCTTTTGTTGGAATAAACGAATATGTATATGAAAATAATATCGTTTATAAATCTCTTTTAGAAAATCAGGTATTTCATAAAAACGGTTTGAGATTTGATCAGGTAAAATTTACGACTCCCAATGATAAATATCCTATTTTTACCGGAGGTCATCGAATTTGTGTAATACAGCATGATATAGTATTGGATACTGGGTGGATGACTTTGCCTGCTGGAGAAATTATTATATTTATAGGAGGATCTATTACTGTAAAAACAAGTAAAACAGGAGCTTTAGGAACCCTTGATCTCAATGGTGCCAAATTATTAGGGCATGTAAGGATAACTGCAAATGTTGTTGGTAATACAACAGAAGGGGGAACTAATAGTCCGTATTCTAAACTAGAGCAAAAGGGAAAGACTTTTTATAGTGAAAATTTGAGGAAACTGGACATATGGACAGGCGTACATCATGTAAATGCTTTGGGATTTAATATTAATAAGGCTACTCAGGGTAATTCGGAGTCTAGGCCAGCTTTTGAAGGTTCTTATGAGCCTAATCCTAATGGATATGTCTATTTTGATACAACTTTACAAAAACCTTTGTTCTTTAAAAAAGTAGGAGTTTCCAACTTGGATTACACAGGTGTCTGGATAGAAGCGGATGGACTGCAAGCAGGTGTAAAAAGAGCAGGGAGCACTGAACTTAGGCCCACTGGTCAACCTGTAGGATTCTGTTATTTTGATACAACACTCGGAAGACCTATTTGGTGGGCAGGGCCAAACTGGGTTGATGCTACAGGTGCAACAGTATAATAACGATAATTAAAATAAAAGCCATGTTACAAGGATATCAAATAAGAATGCTAGAAGAGTATAAGCAACTTAATGACCGGGTGGAAAAGTTGGAGAAATTCATCAATGAATCTCCAGTGTTTTCTAAAATGGAAGTGCATAAACAAATACTTCAGCGTTGGCAACTGTCGGCAATGAAATCATATCGTGATGCCTTAAAGAGAAGATGTCTGGCAGAAGGATTTTCTCCGTTGACTGGGGATGGTCTGGAATAAATGTTAATTCTATAACTTTTTTAAAAAACATCATGGAAGATAACAACATACAAGATTCTTGCTGCAACAGCAAGTATGCAAGTATCAGGCAGATGGACAAGCTTGATGAAATGTTGGGAAGAAGATTCCCTTTCTATCCTCGTACAGTGATACAGGCGGTACATGACGGAAGAACCGGCGCGTCGTTGGAAGCGATACTGGCACAGTATAACAATATTTATGTGCAGTATCAGGGTACAGCGGGACGTACGAGAAATATTGTTCCGAAAGAAATGAGGCGTAAGGGGATCATCATATCATACGTGGATATGCAGGGGAATGCCATAACTGAGAAATGTGTGAATGATGCACAGAGGGACAACTTTCACTGGGGGCTTGATGTCAACTGGGTACGTGTGGACGAACTAACACTCTCTGGAGATATTTCCGTATCGGTAAAAGGCACATGGGTGATTAACGGTGAGGATACCGGCATAGCTGCTTTGGGGCCCAAAGGGGATAACGGACTTACCCCGTGGCTCAAAACGATAGATAACAAGCTTCACTTCTCCTATGATAACGAGACATGGGAGGTGTGCTCGGATTACATTGCAGCTTATTTCCGTTTTCAGGATAACAAATTCCAGATATCGCGGGATAACAAAACATGGTCAGATCTTAGCGGAGAAGTTACAAACAGTTTGTCTATTAAAGCCTATGTAACAGACAAGTCACAATATCCTAATCCTAAGCAGGGTGATATGATTATGGTGGGACCTACCTATGCGGACGATGATACCGAACATACCAAGCCCATCTACCACCTGAATATTTATAATGCCGGCGGATGGGTGGATCACGGTCCGTTCCAGTCCATCAATGCCGGTGTGGTGCAGGAACTGGGGGATAGTGAAACTGAAGTCATGTCACAGAAGGCTGTAAGTAAGAAATTTTCCGAGTTTGAAGAAATTATTCAAACTCAAAACCTTTATCCAAAATTAAGGTTAAATAGAGGTTGCTATATAAATGTTAATAATGAAAAAATATCTGACAGAGAGGCTTCGACTAATTACGCTTTTAAAGTAGTTTCTGGAGAAGTGATTATATACAGAGGTAATTATGGGGGATCATGTCCTGCAATAAATTTTTATAATAATGGCAAAATTATTTCCAGCATTACAAAGACTGATTTAGAAGTAGATACTACTATTGAGATTGTAGTTCCAGAAGGAGCTGATAGTGCTATAGCTAATTCATTTAATACTGATGTAAATGTTATATTTAAGGACGGTGTTGTTCAAAGATTACAACAGAATGTAGATGGATTATCAGAAAGTAATAAATTGCTAGAAAGGAAAGATAATGCTCTTACGTTAATAGTAGGTAAAGAAGCGAATATTAAGGTCGGATGGATTGATGTGAATGGACAAATATTAACAAATAAAGGATTGTATACTGAAATCGCAGTAGAAGAAGGTGATACATTCTCTTATTATGGTAGTTATGGTGGTGCATGTGCTGGATATATTATCTATGATAACAATAATTTTATTTTGGTAAAAAAAGAAAAAGCAGATTTAGGAAATATTTCTGAAGATATAGAAATTCCCGAAAATGGTGTATTGTTAAAGGCGTGCTCTTTTACAGATACATTTAATATTACGTATAAAGGAAGCATTAAGGAGAAAATAGATAAGTTGATTAATCTGTCTAGTAATCTATCACTGTACCCACTTAATTCGACAAATTTAGTAAAAGGAAAGTATGTGTCTACGAGCGGAACTTTAACTGCAAATGAAAAAGCAAGTTATCTAGAATTTCTAATTAAAGAAGGTGATGTTATTTCGTATGAAGGGAATTATGGAGCTAATTGTGCTGGTATAGCTTATTATGATGTAAACAATACTTTAATATCTGTTGAGCAAAAGGAAAATTTAGGGAGTATAAAAACAGAATTTACAGCTCCAACCAATTCATATAAAGCAATAGCTAGCACTTTTAATAATGACCTAATTGTGTATTATAAAGATGGTTTAAGAGGAGTATTAAACGAGAAACTTGAAACAGATGATTTTGCTAAATATTACCATTATCAATCTTTATATGAGAAGTTTGATTTTTCAAAATTAACTTTAAACTCCCGTGATATAGCAGTAAATCAAGCAATCTTATTTTCTGCATGGATGCCTAAAAATGGACATGAAAATGATGAAATATATCTAATATCCCTATCAGCATATTATGATGAATCATTAGATACTCAAGAGCCGACAAGATATGACATATGGGTATATAATCAAACAGTAAGAGTTGATGTGTTGCAATATATCAATAAAACACCATCAACACAGGATAGATATCATATTGTATATAAAGACACAGAATATGGGACTCTATACATGATAGTAGATACAAGTATACTAGCATCCTATAAAGAAAATAATAAGTATAAGGCTATTATATGGGGACTTCGAGAATACAAAATTAAAACAAGAGATGCAAATGACCCGTTTTTGTCTGATACTTTGTGGAATAAAAAAGACGTACCAGTAACTAAAGATTATAAAATAGTTTGGTATGGCACATCAATTCCAGCAGGCGGTTATCCTTTGATTGTAGGTACATTATTAGGATGTACTGTATACAATGAAGCCGTTGGAGAAAGTCTTGTTAGACTAGGTTGGGGTAAGAATTGTATAGCAGAAGGAGATGAAATTGATATATGGGGATGTAGCGGTACTGATACAGGGTCATTTAATCCAATATCTAACACTATTACAGCTTTGGCTAAATCTATGTCAGCGTCAAAAGCTGAAAAACGATACTTACTTGATAATCTTACTCATTTTGAAAATATTACAGGTAGCACATTAAATCGAGAAGTACAAACAGATGAAGTCATAATGGGGTATAGTTATGAGGAAAAATTACTTAAATATATTGATAGTAGTAGAGAGGATTATACACCTGTTGATTTGATTGTATTTGACCATGGACATAATGATTTAAATCCTGATGGCGACCCCAAATGGGACACTTATGATATTGCTAACCGTGATAAAGATAATTATTGGGGCGCCATGAATTTCCTTATGGATATAATAAGAAAATACAACCCGCATCAAAATATCTGTCAAATATCACATTATCAAGGAAATGTTGATTATTCAGCGAATTTTTATAAAGCTCAGCAACAATTTGCAGAGCATTGGGGTATTCCATTTATGGAACTTTACAAATTAACTCAAATGTCAACGAGTGAACAAGTTAGAACTAGTGGGTATTGGGGGTATACAGATGGAGTTTGGCACAATGATGGATTTATCTTTATAGATAACGGTGACGGTACATATACAACCAATCAAAGTTGTATAATTCAGTATGATTTTGGTTTTGGGAACGGTACATATAATCAAAATACGCAACTTTTCACGTCAAATGTATTAGAAAGTTTGCCAAGCACAACACAGGCAAGAGATATTAAAGATATTGATGGAGTAAAAATTTGTTCACTTAAACCAAGAGAAATGTACATGAAAGATAGACTTCACCCTGTATCAGATAAAAGCGGAAAAGCAAATACAAGGATTGCTACCTTATTAGCTTGCTGGTTAAAATCTGTTTTTGTAAAGTAATAGTCAAGATAGGTTTTGATTTATATAGAATTTTGTATCTTTGCATCGCACATAGCGATGTGCATCAGGATTTGGACGGTTCCGATATAGTTTCGGACCGTCTTTTTTTTGTTTTCACACTGGTTGGTCTTGTGTATGTTTATCTAATATGTGACAAGGGCAACTGTCTTTCCCAGATTGCCGCCCTTCCTGTTCAATAATGATTAGTAATCAGGTATAACAAAGGTATACAAAGATATAAAACAATCTTATTAAAAACAATCGGTAATGTAAAATCTTGTGATTTGTGTTGTGAATTACAATTATATGCGTATTTTTGGAATAAAAATATAAAGTATATGAAAAGGTTGGTTATAGCCTCATTGTTTCTGCTTCCTTTTTTTGCGGCAGGGGTGGGGATGACATCATGCGAATAATTATATAAATAGTTTTAACATGGGAAATTATAAACGCAATCAGTTCATTGAAATGGTGAGCTGTATTATTCTATTCCTGCAAATACCATCATGGTTTGTTCTGCTGGGGTTTTTGATAAATATAAAACGAATAAATTTCACAGGTGTATTTAATCTATCTCTTCTTGCCTCTTCGCTATTAATTATTATATTAGGATTTTTCTCTAGTGCAATAATTAAACTTCGATCTTCTTATGATGATTTAGAGAAACGTACTTCGTCACAGATAGAGCAATATAAAAAAGACTTTGATAAAAAATATGAGGAGTTATCACGTGAAAAGGATTGTATAAGCAGAAAAGGAAAAGAAATTGATGAAGCTTTGAAAGAGATTGTCAATATGATGAAAAACGAATATCCGGATTGTGATATTTCATATAAATATATTTATGTGAAACATAATTTATTAGAGTCATTCAAAAAAATTATTTCTTTTAATAGAAAAGAATACAATAATTGTTTGACAAAACTCAGTAAGGAATATACTAAAAAGGAAAATGTGGTAAAAAACATATTGGAGAGCCGTTTCCCTTTCAATTATGTTTCTTCATTGTATACTGACGCCATAACAGCTGTGTTTGATCGTGCCGCTAGCAATTTGCAGTTCAAACCAAATCCGGCATATACTGCGGCCGAAACAGTAAAAAGTTTAAAAAGGGAAGTAAGAAGATATATCGAGGAATACAGAATTATGTTGTATAAATATGAATATTTGTTGAAACAGTTTCCTGAGTTAGAGAAATATGTCGATGATTATGAAGCAATAGAGGCTACTTGTGGAGAAGTAAGGATAGATGAAGTAAAGAACACATACGACAGGGCCAAAGACTGGATATCAAAAGAAGAATACAACAGTATGGAAGCAGATGAAAGAAATCAGCTGGCACTAGACAGATATATAAATGGAAATTCAAAATCAAAGTGGGAGATTGGAAGAGATTATGAATTGTATATAGGATACAGGTTCAGAGAAGAAGGATGGGAAGTAGAACAATTTGGCATTGATAAAAGAGTGGAAGATTTGGGGAGGGATCTAGTTGTGTCAAAGTATGATTCCAAAGGCATTCTACAAATAAGAATTGTTCAGTGTAAGAAATGGAGCAAAGAAAAAGAAATTCATGAGAATGCGATTTGCCAGTTGTTTGGAACCACAATGCAATATATAATAGAACATGAAATTAATGGTACAATTATGAAGATGATAAATGTGAAGCCTGTCTTTGTGTCAACAGCTGATTTAAGTGAAACAGCCGCGAAATTCGCAAAGGCGTTGGGTGTACAGGTAAGGATTGTACCTATGGGTAATTTCCCTAGGATAAAATGCAATATAGGGAAAAACAATGAGAAGATATTTCATCTCCCTTTTGATCAGCAATATGATAATGTAAAGATAGACAAACCGGGTGAGTTCTATGCATGGAATGTGAAAGAAGCTGTTCAGGCAGGATTTAGAAGGGCGTTTAGGTATTACGGGGCATGAATAATAGAGATTCGTTCACAGACAAACCAAGATGAGAATATCACTGACACAATTGGTGTATGTCCGGAGATGAATTCTTGGTATTTTCATGTGATAGCCTCATCTTTGCCATACTGAGAAAAATTTATTGTTTAATTTTTTGGGCTTTATAGAAAGATATGTATATTTGCAGCATCCTACATTATAATAAGTCCGGCAAGCTGGTGAGCCTGCTTAGTTACCTGAGTGGGCATTTTTATGCTTGCAAGATTGCTGCTATACATATAACGGCGATTCTCGTAACCCCGTGTGGAGAAGTTAATGCTCTCCCTGCCGGACGTTGGTGTAGGATAACGGGTAAGTGCGGAATCGCCGTTTCCTTCCGCTATAATGCCATTAAAATCCTATAAACGTTATGGCAGATTTAGTATTTCAAAACAGTAATGGTAACGATGTTACTACTTCATTAATCGTTGCGCAGGTGTTCGGTAAAAGAAATTCTGATGTCTTACGTGATATTAGAAGTCTGAATTGCAGCGAATCTTTCCGAAAGCGCAATTTTGCGTTGATGGTGAAAATGAATGAGTTACCACAAGGAGGATCGCAAAAGAGCGAGTACTACGAAATGACCAAAGACGGTTTCAGTTTTCTTGTTATGGGCTACACAGGCGCAAAAGCCGGAGAGTTCAAGGAAAGGTTCATCAACGAGTTCAACAGACGGTAATCCTTGCTAAAGGATGATGATTACATTTTAATGCGTTCCCAGCAGATTCTACAAAAACGTTTGGAAGCGTCTGAAGAGAAAATCAAGCAACTTGAATCCCAAGCTGAACAGCAGCAGGAAACTATCGAACTCCAACAGAAAGAACTTACACAATCCGCTCCGAAAGTCAGCTACTACGACAACCACTTGCAAAGCGTGAACGCTCTTACCACAACTCAAATAGCAAAAGAGATAGGTATGTCGGCAGAGAAACTGAATAACAAACTGAAAGAACTTGGAATACAGTTCAAGCAGTCTGGGCAATGGCTTCTTAAATCGCCCTACGACAAATGGGGTATGCACGAAACGAGAACCAATATTTTCACAAGTGAAAGAGGTAATACCCATACCAACACGTATACGGTCTGGACGCAGCGAGGTAGGCGATTTATCATAGCCCTATATGAAAATGATTGGAGCGTGAAGAAAGCTATCAAGCAAATAAAAGGTGAGCTGAATCCAGCCGCGTAATTTGAATTTTACTTATTAATTAATCCAATGTATTCCCCGTCTTGCTTATGGCAGCGGGATGGTTCGTCACACCCCTAATAGTTGTGATTTGCAACCGTTACAATTAATTTAAAATGAATTTTATTATGAACAACAAGGATATTGAGGAAATGAAGAAACTGGTTCTTATGGTGCTGGAGGAGAACAGGATATTGCGTGAGATGCTTGCCAAGGAGTGGGAGCGGGGAGGATGTCATGCTCCCATGACTTTGAGTAAAGGAGGAAAGTGATAAAATCAGTTATAAAAGTTGGCGTTTACATTGTGATTGCCAACTTTTTTTTATAGCTTTGCATAAAAAGTATGCAGAATGGGAAATTTCAGCAGGCAACAGGAAGAAAAGAAGGATGTTAGGGAGAAGGATAAAACGAGGCGGGAAAAACTTGCAGGATATTTTTTTGATTTGTCTAAACTCTCATTTGCTGGTCTTGTTATAGGAGTTGTAATACCATTATATTCAGATTTATCGAATGAGAATAATTGGTATTCTATATGTACTGGTATTCTATTAACGATTATTTCGGCGGTATTCGCCAATAAGATATTAAAATAACATCGATATGGACGCATTAGGTTTTATTTTTACGGTAGGAATTGTAGTGGTAGGTGGTATATACCTCTGGACTTTTACAAAAAGAGGAAAAAAATGGTTAGAGAGCCTATGATTATGGATGCATTGACAACGATTTTTTTAATAACTAGCGTCATAGGTTCCGCATTGGTTATTTGGTCACACACCAAGTCTGGGGGAAAATGGCTTTCAAACTTATGAGCAACTATAGCAGACTGCAAGAAGTAAAGAAAGAAAACAAGGAAAAGGACAAGGTAAGACGGGAAAAGCTTGCCGGGTTGTTTTTTGATTTGGCAAAACTTTCATTTGCCGGACTTGTTGTAGGTGGAATAGTTTCCATGAAGCCTGATGTAGATATAACCCTTGACATATACAGGGTTATTATAGGTGGAGTCTCTACAATCATCTTTATTAGAATAGGAAATACAATCTTAAAATAAAATGGATTATGGACATGTTAAGTTTAGTGTATACAATAAGTGCTGTTGTAGGTGGTGGATTTTTGGTGTGGCTTAACACAAAATCCGGAAAAAAATGGTTAGAGAGCCTATGATTATGGATGCGGTAACAGATTTTATCATTGAAAGATTAAAGAAGCTTGATGATATGTTCAAGGGTATTTTCATCAAATATGCTTTTGACAGCATGACTGATTTTCATATAATTGAGATATCCCCGGAAAATATTAGAAGAAGAGATGATGAATACATAAGATGGGAGTCCGATATGTGGAATGATTTCTTTGCCATGTTCCCGGATGAGGATTTGCTTATCTCGAAGCCTTGCGAGTCTAATGATATGTATAATGTGTTGTTTACCAATAAATTTTGCTAGAATGCCGGAACGGCAGGAAAAAACAAACATTAAAGGGTTATCATTATTGGTAACCCTTTAATGTTATCGTTTTATTGTCTATACACCTTTTCAACTTCTTTTTTCACTTTTTTAGTGATAGTCTGTTTCTTGTATTTTTTTTCCATATCTGGGTATTCCGGATGTTCTTCCAACCATTCTTTTTTATCTTCGGCTTCGTCATATTTTCTTTTGAGTTTTAGGAACTCTTTTTCATTTTTCAAAGTTTCCTTCTCTTTTTCATTGAGGTTGTTGATGATGTATTTCTTTTTTATTTCAGAGTCTTTCCTTTTAGATGTTCCGTCTGAATAGGGCAGTTTCTTTCTGTAGTCATTAAACAGTTTTCCAGCCTCATACATCTTGTTCAGATATTCATAAGGTCCCATATCCTTGTATAGTTTCTCGGCCATTTCCTTTCGTTGGGATTTGGGAAGGTTGATTAGGAACATAAAATCTACAAGGTCGGGGCGTCCTTCCCTTATGGCGGATTCGGCTCCCAGATAAATGTTTTCCAGTGTCTCTACATTTAATCCGGCAAATTTCCCTAATTTGGCGGCCAGCTCCCTTTGTACATTCAGGTTGAATCCGTCTTTTACCGCCTCGCTTATCAGATTTGACATCTCTGTAATGAATGAGAGAGGATCATATTTGTTCCCTTGTGATATGGCGTTGACAAACTGTCCAATGGAAGTTCCTCCCAAGGAACTTAAAGCAGCAGATAAAAATATGCTTTTCAATTGTTCATCAGTGAACCATAAATCCTCATCCCCGTCCCCGTATCCGAATATGGCGTAGATATTGGATATGAGTGGTGCTGTGATTCCTGCAATACCATATCCTCCTGCCGCCCACAAGCCTCCCATTACAAATAGTCCGAAGGTGGCTTTCCTCAGCCCGGTAAGATAGCTGCCCATCATTGTTCTTTGGGCTTCGTCTTTATTCATTCCGGATTCAATGTTCAGATTGTATATCCTTTTTGCTCGTGCCATTTCAAGAAGCCCCTCAATACCCATCCGCTGGTATCCTATGTTGCTGCTTTGGTAAGTGGTCAGCGCCTTGTAGAACACATTGCCGCTTGCCTGCATGGGGGACATCATTTCCGGGCTGGAACTCTGCTGGCTTTCATTGAATGCTATTTCAGCGTTGTATTTGGCTAAATTGGCGGCTTCCTCATTGCCCAGACCTCTTTTTTGCGCACGTTTATATTCAAAATTGTAAACGGCTCTCGCTCCGGCCGCACATGTCAGCGCATCAATAAGCTTGTTGGGATACATGCCTGCATTGGTAAGTTTCTCCAGCTTGTTTTTGAATGCATTTTCATCCTTTAATGCTTCGATCCCCATATTTCCCGTATCAACCCGTTCTTCAAAAGAAGGAAGATACTCCTTCGCCCATTTCATGTTTCCTGCCGGGGTGAATATGTATTTGAACAAATCAGCCTGATACCCCGGATTTCCGCTGTATGCGGAAAATGCCGGATAGGAGAGCACCTGCTTCATTGCGGTGTTGAGTCTGAATGCGATATTGGAACCTGCCCAATACCTTAGTATCTTGTTTAGTCCGTTGTTGAGCGAGTCTTGTTTCTGCTTGTCGTTGAAACTCCGTACGGCCACCTCCGCCGCTCTCATGAAGATATCAAACATTCCTTTATGGTTCGCCTCCATATAGTTCTTGAAAGCCTTGCTTCCCCGCAGGAAATTAAGATCCTGGCGCAGCTCAGCCGTTGCCGCCCAAGTTTCCATATCTCTTCCGTATTTTAGCATCAGATCAAAAGCGTTTCTGCTAGTGTCCACCTTCAGGGTATTTATCGTACGGTTGATTATGTTTCCGGTTATTGTGCTTGGCATACCGATGATTGTTTCTCCCAGCTCCCCCTTTTCACGGATTTCGGATTTGGCTATGACCATAGGGAAATAATTCTCCCGTGAAGCCATGCTGGTTCCCGTCATTCTTACATGGACCGGATTGTACCTTTCTTCTCGTAGCCTTGGAAAGAAGTCGTCTGTGATCCATTCTCCGAGTTTCATGTATTTATCGCCTATAAAGGATTCTATCTCGGTCATGCTGTCTTCCGTCCATCCGTCCGCCTCTAGCTTCATCTTTCCGTCCGGCTGTCTCCATGTGAGCCATACATAGAACGCCTGCCCTTTGTTTAGGTTTGCCTCATACAGGTCGCCCTCCTTATGGTAATTGCTGTCGTACATATATTGTTTGTGAATCCTTTTTTCTGATTTTTGAGAATCCCTGAATACATTTTCCATTGATTTTCCGAACAGTTCCTTTATTTTTTCTTCCAGTTCTTTGTTGTAAGCCTTTACCCCCAAATATATCCTATCGTTGGCTTCCACCACTCCATGACTGCTTTTCATGAAATAATCGTATAAGGGGCCTTTTCCTATGGCGTGGTTCCTGTCTATGGCTTTCAGCAGATAATCGAAACTATACATGGGATAGGCGATAAAGTCACCGATGCTTTGCAATATGGACACAGTTTTTTCCATATTTGTTTCTTTCTCGTTTATACCTTTTATTCTTTTATCTTTTACGGCATTTATTCCCATGCTGATAATTCTTCCCCGGTGCGCGGCTTTTTCCTTGTTCAGCATGGCAAGGCGGCTTTTCCCGGTATCAACAAGTTCTTTCAATTCATTGTACACATTATCGGTTATCCTTATTAACTCTTCCTGCGCTACGGGTATCTGTGCAGCTATTTTCTCAGCCTCCTGCAGATAAAACTTTCGTGCTTCACCCTTGTTGTTGTAGGCGGCTCTTCTGGTGGTCACAAGATCGCCCTCCAGTTTGTCCAGATCTCGTTTCATTTTTCTGGATTCGGCCAATAGTTCGCGTATGGAAAGAGAATCATACTCATCGGCCATAGTCTGTGTGAACACACCTGTTCCTTCCGCCGCTTCATCCATGGCATTCTCTAGCTCTTCCCGGCGCTTCCGTATCTCTTCAACGGATTCAAGTTCTTTAGTTTTCAGCAGTTCGGCTCTTTCTTTTAATAGATTATCCCTTCGGCTTTTCATTTCATTCTGCTGACCGGTAAGTATGGTGATGCTTTCAGGGGATGTCTCAGATTTTATGAGTTTTCCCAGTTTTACAATTTCGCTTCTTACGGCACGGAGTTCACTGTCAGCGCTTGTTAGCAACAGGTCTTTGTAAGCGGATCGTATACTGTCAAACACACGTCTGGTAGCCTCATCAACAACTATCCCTTTTGATACGCCTCTTGTATCCTGCCCGGAAAGCTTCGTTTTTATCATTTTTTGCATCCTTTTCACCGAACTGTCATATTGGGCATAGTTTATCAACTTTTCAACAAGATTTAGTGGTTCCTTGAGTTTATTTGTTGATGCGGCCTTGTTTACTTGGGCAATCAGTGACTTTATCATATGTGGCCCCATTTCTTCTCCCGCTTCCTTGGTCAGTCTTTGATCTATAAAGGAAAGCATGGCTCTTGACGCAGTCTCGTATTCCTCTTTATTTCCTTTTCGTGCCTGATCCAATTGCTTTTTCAATTCCCGTATCTCTTCTTTCAGATTTTTAATAATCTCCTTCTTTTCTTCCTTTCCTGGAATACGGAACAAGGTCTCTCCCTGAGGAACAGACGGGATGGTACGTGAACTGCCTGAGAACTCACCAATTCCCAGTTTTGAACGCATGACGGTTTCCTTTGCCACATCAACAGGATAGTTTGACTGTTTCAGTCTGTTGTGGCTTTCATAAAGGATGTATCTCAGCTCATTGTCCGTCAGTTCAAATCCCAGATTCACTTTCGCTTTACGGAGCATGTCTATAAAGAAGGCTTTGATTCGTGTCCACAAGGACTGCTCCGCAAAGGTAGCCGGTCCGCGTTCGGACAGGTCTGCCATATATTCTTCAGTTGCTGTACGGATGGATATGTTCTCATTTTCCGCCATCCGGTTGATGGCCTGTCTGATTGATGGTGCGGCATTGTTGTATACATTGTCAAGGAAGGTATCGAAGTCCTTTCCGAACAGCTCACGCAATCCCTTATGTGCCACCACCTCATGGAATATAGTCGCCTGTGCGTCCTCCACGGATGTTGTGTTTGGCATATATAGATATACCTTGTTCTCCTTTGGTGAGTACCATCCTTTGATATTGGCTCCTGATTCGATACGTCTGCGCGCCTCGCCTTGTGGTAGCTGGTCTTCGGAAGTGATTTTTTCTATAGGTGTATGAAGAGACTCAGAAAGTTCATTCACTGCTGTATTCATGGGAGCAGACACAGAAGCATAAGCCTCCAAAGCGTCGTTTATAAATATCTGGTCTTCTCGTGCTACATCTTCCGTTTCCGAAGCAAGAGTATTGCGGCGTTTCTCAGGTGTCATATTCATACGGGATTGTACATTACGTGCTTCAACTTCACCTGATAGTTCATTGTATCTGTCGTTTTCTCCACCAAGTCCAAATTTTTCAATAAGAGATTGATACTCATTATAAGCATCCTCATATCCTTCTTTATCATAACCTCGCACCCAAAGATTGAATCCCTTATCAAAAGCATTACGGCTGGGGATAAAGCCATCCCCAAACTCGAATCCATCTGAGTGATATTCATTTACCAAAGCATTATAAACATCCATCTGTGAAGCGTCTTCTCCAAGTTCCTCACGCTTGTCAGCAAACTCTTCAATCATGGACCAGGCATCGCGCTTTTCTTTTAATGCGTCAAGGTATTTTCTATAAGTCATACTGTTTCCACCACGAGCGAATCCTTCAATTGATTGTACGGCATGCTGTACCTCATGCGCTAAGATACTACGGAAATCCGCCCTGTCTAGAACAAACTCATTCACACGTATCAAGTTTTGGCTTCCATAATAAGTCGCTCCCGTATTGCTTGTAGGGGCGTTGTATATCTCCACGCGTATCTGCTTCAACTCCGGATAAGTCTTAAACAAATTCTCATCCTTCACATAATCGTCAAGATAATGCACGTCGTTCGCTTCGTATGTGGCGCGAAGTTCTTCTGCCTTTTCTGATAATTCATCAAAACGGGCTGCTTCTTCTTCCGTCAGCTCTACTCCATCAAACAGTTTGTCGCTTAGCGCATCATACTCTTTGCCCCATGACAGGTTGGACCAAAGTCTGTTTTTTCGCGCAAGTCCTTTCGGATCAATCTCGAAATCCTCCACTTCATATCTCCATTTTCCGTCAGCCCCACGTTCCCAACCTGTAGCCTGCTTGATTTTCCTAGCATTTTCTTTTTCATTTGTTTGGAGAATCGAAAGCAAACGCTTATCTTTGACATCAGATAAAGGCGAGTTACCATCTATTCCAGCTTTTTGTATTGTTGGGGCAATGGATAGTAATTTGCCTTTCTCTATGTTAGTCAGTTTGTGGTCATAATACCGTTCTCCATTGTTTTGATTGGCGATAACAGCTTTCACAGTATAGTCAACACCGGCTATTTTCAATCCACATACATAATAAGAGAATGATTTTACACCGGGATATTTCTCCAAATCTTCGTTGGCAAGTTCTTCAATGAAGACGGAGTTTTCAATAATCTGAGGTACGGCTGCGATAGATTGCAGATGTTCTACATCCTTATAATCATGCTGCAATATTTCACGAATACCTCCCCGACTATTGCCTCCTGTCACAGAGATAATAGCTCCCGTATCTTTATTGATATATTCTCCACGTAATGACTTTCCATATTCCAACGCATTTTTTTTGTACTGTTTCAAGTCATCGCTCGGTTCTATCTCTTTACCCGTAATCTCTATCGGCTCACTCTTCCGCAGCTTCTCAATGCGCTCTTTCTTCGTATTGAAAGCGGATTCCATCTCTCGTGCCACATTCAGGTTATCAAGGCGGGTAGTTGCTTCCTCTGCCTTATCCAGTTGGGATGCGCCTTTCTCTCCAATAAAACGATATCTTACATCCGCTTTTCTTGCATTGAATCGCTTGGAAGGAGGAATAACATTACCTTTGTCGTCACGGGTTATCAGGTCATTCAGTTTTCGGTTGTTTTTTGTATTCTTGTAGCGGTAATCGCTCCTGTCATCATATCCCCATTCGTTGATATCATTCCCGTCCCAATATAGATTTTCAGCCGGTACTTCTTCCTTCATAATTCTGTAATTGCCGTTTAAGGCATGTTCTCCATGAACTTTTACATAGGATTCAGACAGGGAAACCCAGTCACCGTTTCTTACCTTTCCTTCTTTCAATGATTTTGGAACGGCACGATAGATGGTAACGGTCGGTTTTTCTCCTTTGTCAATGGCAGACAATGCTTCATTGATTGCGGCGGCACTTTCATTTCTGTATTGATCCCTGTTCATGCGAAGCTGCTCATTAAAGGATTCGCGTATCTGATCTTTGTTTGCGGCAATGTCAACCATGTTTTTATCAATACCTTCCTCATCATAAGAGGGGGCGCGGTGTGCCATTCTGAATTCATCGGCGGAAACATAACCGTTTCTTCGTGCGGATTCGTTTATGATATCACGCATACGGGCTTCATTATTTTCTTCCATAGCCTTGAAATAGGCCTCATCCATCTCTTCATCCGTCATCAGTTCAAATTCCTTTAGACGCTTCTTTTCCGATTCGGCTTCTTCCTCCGCACGTTTACGGGCGGCTTCCATCATGTTACGGGCTTTCATTTCCTCTTGCACGTATTCATCTCTCAAGGCATCCACATCACCGAACTTTTCATACAGCTCTTTTTTGATCGGAGAAAAAACTTTTACGAATTGCCCTAATGACAGGTTGGAGTTCTGGAGACGCACATTTCTGCTGATTGATTTGAAAGCATAACTTGCGCCACCCAGATTTTTCATTTTCATGGATTGTGCGTACTTTTTTACATCGGCTTCATCAAGGTTGTGCTTGTTGGCGAAAGAACTTATTTCCTCATTTCCAACCTCGCGAAACCGGATGTCACTGCCTTCGGAAGTAAGTATCTCATTGCTTTCGTCATTCATTGCGCGTAAGCCGGAATATTCGGCTTCAAGTTCCTGCTGTTCCTGGTTCAGTTCCTGTTGCTCGGAGAAAACAGCGTCTCTCTCAACGGAGTCATTTCCGGCTTCTACCAGAATATCCTCCAGTTCTATCTTCCTGTCCTCTATTTCGGCCAGTCTTGTTTCTATGTCCTTCATTCTGTCCGCATTGGCGGATTCTATGGAAGGTGCAAGTTGCACAGGATTCACGCTCTTGTATTCAGAGAACGGCTTTGTCTTTTTTACAGAAGAATCAATCCATTTATAGAACTCATCCTTCGTTACTTCTGTAATGGTACTTATTCGGTTCTCCCAACCGGGAGAATAGTTTGCAAGATAAGAGGAACGTGCTTCATCCATAGACGGAAAACCGTACATTACCTTACTTTCGTCAAATTCACCCTTTTCATTGAGCTGGTCTACTACAAACACATTTCCTTCGGACGGATTGTCTGACAGGAAGATGTCTATATGGTCACCGTCCACGGCTTTCGTGCCACGGATATAGCCGTAGTCGTTGTTCATGGTAATGCTCCATTCCTGCCCGTTGGCATCCTTTCCGCTACGGACGGATCCTTTCGGATTTTCTATGGTAATATCATATCCATCAAGTTTAATGTGACCTTTCTTATAGTTCCCGGCTTCCTTCTGCGCTTCAGTAGGAGAGGTGTCGACCATTTCGCGTGCTTCCGCGATATGGTCTAGGAGTTTGTTTGTGGATGTGTTATCTTGTACATTGTCATTCTGAGGATGCAGTCCTTCATCAGTCTGTCCTTCCATTTGTCCGGATTTTCCTTGATATCCTTCAGTTCCGACGGCATGAACAGGTTTTTCTCCTTGCAGAACCGCATCGCCTCTTTCGCGTATGCCAAATATTCCTCCTTGCTCATCGCTTTTACGCGTTCCGATTCCTTCGTCAGTTGGATTCTCTCTTCTGTTGTCATATTCTTGTTGCTTTATTATTTTATCGGCAAATGTATTATAAAATTCAGACTTTTCTTCATTCGAATAGACATTTGATTCAGAAAAGGCCTCATCATTAACCCATGCTTCATATTCATCCGGAGACATGTGGTATTGTTCTTGGTAGAATTGTTCTTTTAGTTCATCCTCATATTCTTTTTCCGCATCTATGGCGCGTTGCGCTTCTGTGGTTCTGTTGTTTCTTATCATATTGCTGATATCACCAAAAGTTCGGCTTTGTTGTAGAACGGATAGGATCGCGTTTGTGCCGGCCATGCCGGTATTGTCATTTTCCAGTCCTTCTTTCGCCACTATTGCCGGATAACTTTCATGGGCGATGCTTATCAGTCTGTCTCCGGCTTCTTCTACGGTCATACCCCCCTTCTCTTTTTTTCTGAAGATGGAAAGAAATGGCGTCAGGTCTTTGTGACTTAAGCCAGTCATGTTTCTGACACTTCTTTCTCCTGTCATTTGCAGGAACAGGGATTTTCCCAGTACCAAGGATGCAAGCTCTTCCAAAGTTTCCGGCTCGGTACGTGACAGAATTTCCTGAACAAGAGGATTTTCCGGAAGCTCCGTATCCGTTATTGACTCAGATATTTTCGCAGCAGGCTTCTGAATACTATTTTTCCTGCCAGTGTCCGGAATTCCCTCTGGTCCCATGCGTTCTTCACCTGTTCCCTTAGCTTCGGGTCTCTTCTCAGTTCCTCTTTCTTTGCCTTGTTCGCTTGTTTCTGAAACTGGTACGGGCTCATTTGTGTCATTTCCATTCGTGCCAGTCTTACTGCTTTCTGATATTCCATTTGTTTGGTTATTATTAGTTTCTGTTATGGGTATGACAGAGTTGTAGAAATTCTTTATTTCTTCATTCTCCGCTTTTGCTTCTCTAATAGCGTCCCTTATCTCATTTCTTTTTCCCCGTGTGGCGGATGACAGGGATTCATTCAATTTAGCTATCTGTGCATCACTCGCCTCTATATCCTTTCTCAAGTCATCCAGAGCGGTTTCAAGTGATTCTGTCAGATTTGTGTATTGGAATGACTGCTGTGGCGTCAGAGATTCATAATCAATGCTTCCGTCCTTCTTTTTAGGAAAGGAGGATATAAGTTTGTCCAGTTCGGATTTTTCGTAAGTCGGACTCTCTGTGCTTTCCTGCAATGGTTGGTTTCCCATCTCTTTTCCTTCAGGAGCGGTTTCATTTGTTGAACTCTTGGATTTTTTCACCCAATCGGTGTACTCTTGGACGGGAACCGCACCTAACTGGTATGCTTCATTTTCCAATATATTCATTGATACCTCATCGCTTTTGACCTCATTGTACTCATCGGTTGGAACGACAAACATACCTCCGATTTCCTCATCAAAACCGATAATGGTCATACTTTCTCCTTCTGGAGTGATATAGGAGGCGCCGATTTCCGGAGCCGCTTCCGCATCATCTTTTCTTTGTGCGTCAAATAGCGACTGTTTGTATTTGAAATATTGCTCTTCTGTCACGAGTACGGAACCTGTTTCATTACCGTTGTTGTCTATGATCTTCCCGGACCATCCGCCGGGAACTTCCTCATCAAGTACTATCTCTTTGCCTCCTGTATATATCTTGTCACCTTTTTCGGGTTGTAATGCAAGTACTTCCGGACTGAATTTCCGAATTAACTCTTCCTGTCTTCTATTTTCATCCTCTTGTGCGTATTCAGTCCGTATTCCGGCTTTGTCCACATTGTCTTTCATGGCCCGGAGTTGTTCATCGCTGACAGAAACCGGCTCCCGACTTCCTTCCATGAGTACGGACCAATTGCCCATTGTATCCTGACCAACAACAGAAATGCCGGTCACTGTGCCATTATCATCCGCTATGCTGAATGTCTGTCCTGCGGATATGGGCTGTGCTTCCATGATTGCGGCATCGGCGTTGTATGCGCCAAGCATTTGTTCAAGAACTTGATCCCGTCCGACCATTGAGATCTCTGTGTCTGCATTGATTCTTACAGTCTTGGCATTATTCTCATCAAATGAGGCGAATATCGGACCTTCTGGACCGTTTTCCAATGGCACTACCATGAGTGTGCCTGTTTCTCCGGGTTGCCCAGTGGCATCTATACCATTTATGACAACTCCGTAACTGTGCTCCTTGTCTCCGAATCTTCCTAACGGAATAGTGACAACTTGTCCTTGGGGAGACATTTGCTGGACTTTGACAGCCGCCTGTTCATATTCGGAAGCATGAGCCTCATCCAATGCGTCCTCAACTGCGTCATGACGGTCTTTCTGCCGTAGGTAGTCCGTAGCCAAACGTCTGGTCTCTTCGTCCATGACATCCAGCATTTCCGCACGTTGGGCGTCATTGGCACCGGCAAGCGCATCTATGGCTTCATCATCCAGTACGGATGAAAGGCGTTCACGGGAAACTTCCTCACGGAGGACTGTCGTGCGCATGGCTACTGGATCATGAGTTGTATAGATATCCGTTCCCTCTTCTTGTGCTGCCGTGCGCTTTTCGGACTCCTCACGGGTCTGCTCTCCTGCAATGTCCTCCATGGCATTGTTCTTCGCAATGTCAAACGCATATTCTATCTCGGCCTTTTTCTCTTCCTTGCTGAGGCTACCGTCATTCATGGTTTCTTTGATGAAAATCCTTATGTCGTCATTGCCACGTTCTTTTGACATACGTTTCAGTTCGGACAGTTTCTCCTGTTGTTCTTTGGTCATGTTTCCGAAAGCCGCATTCATCTTCTGGCGGTGTCTTACCCTTTCAGCCCCCATGCTTCCAAGTCCTAATAAGCCGAAAGCGACGGAAGTGGGAGCCAGTCCAAGGAATGTGTCTATATTGTTGTCAAGGTCTGTGGCTTCTTCCAAGGTCATTTCACCTAACGGGACATTTGCAAGATTATTATACACCTCTTCCATATATTCTTCGGGTAGCCCGTGGAACTGCGCTTTTTTTGCGGCTTCTTTGAAAGTAGGGTTGTCCTTTATCTCCCTGTATAGCTTACCGGCCCTGCTGTTCGTTATATATTTCATGAATTCACTTGCGCCACCGGGAACGGTCTCTTCCACATTCTTCCATATTCCTTTGCCCAGTCCTTTGAATGCGTTGAAAATCATCTCGGATTGGTTCTCAAGAAAAGTGGAAGCGATTGATTTGCCGATGGCTTTACCCATATCCATTCCTCCTTCACGTCCTCCATAAGTCAAGTTTCCATCCTTGTCAACATCAAACAGAATATTCCCCATCATTCTGTCTTGTGCTCCTGCGGTGACACGCGCCAGTCCTGTTGTTCCTTCCATTCCTGCTGCGGCCAAAGCGTCTCCGGCAAGACGTGCCCCCATTTTTGACATTCCTTTTTTCATGGCGGACGCGCCGAATTTCTTCATACCGTATTTTAGAATGCTTTTGGCTATTCCCTCACCTGCCGCCGATATCGGGTTTATGGCGAATTCCAGCATGAACGGGATACTGGCTCCTGTGGTTTGTCCAGCCTTGTATCCTCTTCCCAAATCGGAGGAATAATAGGCGTTGACCGCCATGTTGGTGACAGCGGCGTCAAGCAACTTCTCTTCAGAAGGTGAGAGCTTTTCTCCTTTATCCGCTTTCTCCACCACATTTTTCAGACGGATGCCGCCTATCATGTCGGATATGCCTAAAGTCCATTGTTTGGGATCAAATGCGGTATCGGCGAAACCACGCGCTAGACCGCTAAAAAAGTTTGTTTTTCCTTTCTTCCCGGCTTCCTCTATAATATTGTTCGATTCATCAATAAGGTCTTTCGCCCCTTCCAAATAAGTCCTTTCTCCTCGGTACTGTGCTAATGTAGGATCTTCCCTTGTATTCATTCTGGCATTCACCATCGCATTACCGGAATCGTTTCTTAGTATTTTCTTTTGTTTGGTAATCTTTTCCTCTATGTTATCAAGGTCTTTGTTTACTTCATTGGTCAGGGTGCTAAGATGGGAGCCTACGCTCTTTTTGACAAATCCGGCAAGATCACGCTTCATGTCTGTACCGTAACGTGAAGTTATCTCTTTATTGTATACGTCCTGATATGATTCCAATTCCTTGCTAATGACCTCTCCGTAGGTCTTCTGAAACGCTTCGTTTGCTTTTTGGTTAAGTTCGTTCCCTTTATATTGTTGTGACAGCTTCCTGTATTCGTCTGAGGCAAGAAACCGGTTGGCATATTTGTCTTGAATCTCCTTCTGTATTCCGGCCATTTCTTCCGAAAGCTGTCTTCCTCTTTCTGTCAGGGCAAACCTGTCACGATAGTTGTTATATACATCATTCATGGACGATATGGAACGCGGGGTATATTCCTTGTCCAAGCGGCTTTCTTCTTCAACCGTAAATAGTTTGTCCAATTTTCCTTTGTCCATATCTACTTTCAATCTTTCTCCCAAATTTATCGGAGAAAATTGATATCTAGCTGAAACCTCCGCCTTGTCTGACTCCATTTGCGATGTGGAGGGGGGGATAAACTGAAAGTTGTCTTTTGAATGCACTTGTTCACGTAAGCCGGGACGTGTGCTGGGATTATAGTTTCTCATATCAAAAATCCTGTCCGCTTCCTCCTGTGTTCCGACACCACCTGAATATGTTCTTGAAACAGGGTCATATCCGTTGCCTGTTTGAAAGTAATCAGACTTTGGAGTTTGAGGGGTGTTGTTAGGTTGCTGTATTTGTACAGAGGAATCAACTGGTTGCATGAATTGATTAAAGTCCTCATATGAGTCAGAGTATCCGGTCTTATCCTTTAATACGTCATATACTTTCTTTCTGGCTTCCTCATTTTCATCCATGAATTTGTTAAAATCCTCATATGAGTCAGAGTATCCGGTTTTATCCCTTAATACGTCATATACTTTCTTTCTGGCTGTATTATTATCTTGCATGATTCATGTTATTTTAGTGACCAACTATTATTCCCCTTCAATGACCATGATTTGTTTTCCGGTTTTGAAGAGGGATTGAACGCTTCTCCGCTTTCCACTTTTTGCTGTTTCCCATAAATGGAGAGAATATAATCTCTCATGCCTTTTATGGATTTGGGGCGTTCATCCGCCTGAAGGCCGAATGTTTTTTCCAAATCGTTATACATTAGTGCGACATCTTCATTTTTATTCAGGTCATAGGCTCTTGTACTGCCGGAAAAGCCTTTTTTTCCACTTATGCGATATGAAGGATATTTATTTTTTTTGCCATTTTGCTTTTGAGAATCATTATCTATTCTCATTAGACTGATTCCCTCTGTGGCTTTATTATGTCTTTCGATTTCCGCCTGTTTAGCGGCGTTTTCTTCCACCTTACGTTTGGATTCAGCCGCTTTTGCAGCCTGCTCGGTTTCAAACTTATATGTGTTCCAGTTGTATTCCCGTTCTGCTGCTGCTTGTTGTGCCTTCCATCGGTCTTGACGGGCCTTCTCTACATCTATTCTCGCTTGCTCGGCCCTGTCACGTGCGATCGCTCCGATATAGTCCTGATAATTCTGACGTGACAGATTGTCCCTGTATTGGCGTATTCTGTCAATACGTGCTTGGCCTTCACGTCCGGCTCCTGAAAGATTCATTGACGGATTGCCTCTTCGTGTCCTTACCACATTCACCAGATTGGCCAGAACACTTCCTACAGCATTGATGCTCTCGGCGGCACGTAAACGTCTTTCGGCGTTAATCCTGTCTTCCTCGCTTTGTAACGGGTCCCTTCCTCTCAAGGCTTCTGCAAGTTCGGTGTAAGATAATCCCTCTTGTCCTTTTTGCTTGCGATAAGAAGCCACTCCTGACAGGTATGCGGCCGGTGACAGCTGGGGATGAGCCGCATAGGCTTCTTGTGCGCTCATTTCCTGCCACGGCTTTTCTGTACCAGGAAGCTGGACGGGAAGCTTGTCCGCATTTTCCCGTTCTTGAACGGTATTGACTGTAGACACACTCGTCGCAGGTTTTTGAACAGCCACCGTGGGACGTAACGGCAACTGTTCCCGTGCGTTTTCCTCAGCTTGTCTCGCCACAGACTCGTCATGGATCTGCCGCTCTTCCTCCGGATTGACAATGCCGGCAGCTTCTTTTCTTTTTTGATAATTGGTATATCTGTCCGTAACTGCCATACCTGCTATTTCTTTTTAGTGATTTGACTGGCTACAGCACCACCTATAGGACCACCGAAAACAGTGGCCGCAGCGGTTATACCTGTATTAAGAAGACCTCCTAATGCCGATGATTCCTGTTGGGCCTGTTGTTGTTTCACATTATTGATAGCCTCCGTATATGATCGGTTTGCATCCAGATAATTTTTCATGGCCTGATCTTTTTTGGCAGTGGCGGTTGAGGCTATTCCGGCCGTAATATTTTCAAGTGACTGGTTGGCTCCCTGCTTCTGCAAGGCAACGCTCTCATCTGTAGCACCTGTTACAGCGGCGCTTCCTGCTGTCCGTTTGTTGTTTGCCATCAGCAGTTCTCTGGCTTGACGCAGAGCCGCCTGATTCGCACTGTCCTGAAGAGGATCAGCGTAAGCCTGTTCCTGATAATAGTTCATTTCAAGATCCTTCGCCTTTTGAAGATCTTTGATTGATTCCTTATAGGCTTTATTGCCGCCTAGAACACTGGATAAAAGTCCCATAAATCGTAAACTGCACTTTATTATTTAATATCAAAAGTAATCAGTTACATTTGTATCATGTTGATATAATGCAAGACGGAAGTATATTGTATAAGGAAGGGGACAAGGTGGCTCTTGATGGAACCTCATGGAAAGGCACGGTTGTCAAAGTTGAGTCGGACGATAATATATGCGTGGAACTTGACAATGGGATTACCATGTTTGCCCGTCCGGAATTATTGCATCTTTGCACTAAGGAAAACACAAAGCCTCTTCATGATGAAAATGGTAAATTTACAATAGGACATCCAAAGGTGGGGGGAGTTAAAAAAGGATATAGGACTGTCCGTCATTATCGAAACAAGCTTATGGAGCAACTGGCTCCGTTTATTGAGAGTATGGGAGAGATAATAGAGGCTATTGATGATCCTAGTGATAAAGTGCTTGCTGTTTCCCGAATTATCAAATATGCCATGCCGTCTCTTTCGTCCGTAGACTTTAAAGAAAACGCAAAACGAGATCTCTCAGCGGAGCAGAAGATAGCCCAGCTCAATGCAAGGTACAGAAACTTGCCTGATCCGACTGCCGATGAAGAAGGAGAGGAAGGGCATGAAGACTGACAATATTGGTGTATATTTTGGAAATTGGATAACCATTGTATTACAGTTGTCATATTAATTTGTGTTATGTAATAATCGTAATACATTTAATATATGGCAGAAATAATCAATTTTAGACCGACTCCAGATGTGGCGCAGATGATAGAGAGTCAGAAAGCAAAAGGCGTCAATATCAGTCGTTGGATTAATAATCTTCTTATAGGTGCGGATAAACAGGCCGACAGCTTGAATTTGCAGATTTATACAATACCTGAAGACGGGATAAACCTGTATGACAGTACAAAGTTAGCTATTGATCAGATGATATCACTTCATTCAATCCCATTCAGCCGGTTGAGCATATCTAGGTACAGGGAGGCCAATGATATTATAAAACAAGCAGGCATGGATTATTATCGCTTTAAAATAGACGAAGATAACTATATCTCAATAATAGCGGTGAACAGAGAAGAGGCTTCTGTGGAATTTTCCCGATATTATATGAAATCTGAAAATAAGGAATATGTTCGAACATCCGTACCGTTACCTGTTTACAGGTTTGATGTCAAGAACAAGGTGGTAATTATTATAGCAAGCGAATAATGGAAATATGTAAGACAGATACAGTACGATTGCTCAGACTGTTAAAAGAAGCGGCCTTAATAATTGAAGACAATTGTAGAGGCATACGTTCGCTAGATAAGGCCAGACAGTTGCGACAGATGGCAAAGAAAATTCAACGGAAAAAATAATTCAAATCAAAGCTAAACTGAATCTGGACTTGGATAATGCGTTCAGCCATCTGTTTAGAAAGGAGAAATTATGAAATCATTAAAAGAAATACTAAGGAGTTTAGAAGGTCTGTCCGATATCGAATTGTTCGTAATAGACCTTTTTTGTGGTGCCGGCGGTTTGTCCGAAGGTGTGGAAGAAGCACGATTGGATGGAAATAGATGTGGAAAGGTTGTTTGCTGTGTGAACCATGACAAGAATGCCATCCTTTCACATGATGCCAATATCCCTGATGCACTTCACTTTATTGAGGATATCCGTACACTGGAACTTTCCCCGATAAGCACTATTGTAGAACGTATCCGTCAGCTATACCCTGATGCTATGATAATGCTTCATGCCTCTTTGGAGTGTACCAACTTCTCGAAAGCCAAAGGCGGTCAGCCACGTGATGCTGATAGCCGGACACTGGCTGAACATCTCTTCCGTTATATTGATGTTATAGACCCTGACTACATTCAAATTGAAAATGTAGAAGAGTTTATGTCATGGGGAGATATGGATGAGAATGGGAAACCTATCAGCATGGACAAAGGCCGGCTTTATCAAAAGTGGGTGCGCAATGTCAAGAAGTACGGTTACAACTTTGAGCACCGCATCTTAAATGCTGCCGACTTCGGTGCCTACACCACAAGAAAACGCTTCTTCGGCATCTTTGCTAAAAAGAACTTGCCGATAGTATTCCCAGAACCGACCCATTGTAAAGGTGGTAGGCAAGATATGTTCTCGCGGCTGGAGAAGTGGAAGCCGGTAAAGGATGTGCTTGATTTCTCTGATGAAGGAACTACCATCTTCAGGGAAAAGCCTCTTGCAGAGAAAACGCTTGAACGTATCTATGCCGGACTTATCAAGTTTGTAGCCGGAGGAAAGGATGCCTTCCTCGTAAAGTATAATTCTATGAGCCGTACAGGGAAATATAACGCTCCTGGGATTGACGAACCATGTCCGGTGGTAGCCACGCAAGTCTGCTTCCTCTCCAAACAGTTCAGCGGACATCCCGAAAGCAAGAATGTGTCTGTAGAAGAACCGGCAGGTGCAATCACCTGCAAAGACCACCATGTTTTTGTCTCTGCTTATTATGGAAATGGACATAATCATTCGGTAGACCTTCCAGCTCCAACGGTCACAACGAAAGACCGGTTTGCATTGGTTGAAAGCCGATTTATGTGTTCTTATAACTTTAAGGATACAGGAAAGGATATTAATCAGCCTTGTCCTACACTTCTGACGAAAGACAGACTTTCCCTTGTATCTCCGTTTTTTATGAACCAATATTCTGGAGGTGGTCAGGTGTCTGATATAAACTCGCCATGTCCCGCTGTTACCACAACACCGAAACAAAACTTGGTAATATGCCAGCCGTGGATAATGAATACTGCATTCTCAAATGTAGGTAGTAGTATAGAGGAACCCTCCCAGACCATTACCGCAAACAGGAAATGGCACTATCTGATGAATCCACAGTTCAACAGTGCTGGCGGCTCTGTTGATAGCCCCTGCTTCACATTAATAGCCCGCATGGATAAGATGCCGCCCTATCTGGTAGCAACAGAAAGCGGTCAGGTAGCGATTGAAATCTACGACAATGATAGTCCTATGACTGTGAAGATAAAGGAGTTCATGGCACTGTATGGCATAGTGGATATTAAAATGCGGATGCTTCGCATTCTGGAACTCAAAAAGATTATGGGATTCCCTGAAGATTATGTTTTAATAGGCACACAAGCTGACCAAAAGAAGTTTATCGGGAATGCAGTGGAGGTTACACAAGCGAGAAAAAATACTGAAGCACTTTGCAAAGTATTGAGAAAGTTGAGATTGAAGAAATCAAAAGAAATAGCTTAATGGAAAATGGAAAACTTATATTAGATGCCTGCTGTGGTAGTAGAATGTTTTGGTTTGACAAACATAATCCTCTTGCCTTATTCGTTGATAAGAGATCGGAGATAGTAACAGCCAAGGATAGAGATAAGATCAGAACCATAGAGATAAAACCGGATATAATAGCAGATTTCACCCACTTGCCGTTTGAGGACAATTCTTTCTACATGGTGGTATTTGACCCACCTCATCTAAAAACACTTGGTGAAACCTCATGGATGGCTAAAAAGTACGGAAAACTGCCGAAAGACTGGCAGTCACTAATACACGATGGATTTACTGAGTGTATGCGCGTCTTGAAGCCTAACGGCACGCTTGTATTCAAATGGAACGAGAGTGAAATAAAAACAGTGGATGTATTGTCTGTTATCCCTTTTAAACCTCTATTTGGACATACCACTGGAAGGCAGAGCAAAACAATATGGATGTGCTTTATGAAACTGCCAATTAACGAATAACAAATAAGAAAGGAGGTAATTATGGGATCATTTATAGCCCAACAGCCAAACGGCTTATATTGTAGGTTTAGTACAATTGTTGATACAGTCACGCACTACAATATGACAAAAGATGATTACATAGAAATATGCAAAGACCGATTAGGAAAGGAACGTGGAGAAGAAGAGGCTAATGATATTTTAAAAAACTATCTGCACCCTTTTAACGATGTTCTTGAGCGATTCATTCCTAATAATGATTCGGTTGAAGAGTTTAATATCCGTTTGAAAGAAATGGGATATATGGATGAGTTTAATGGATAATCGAAATGAAAAAGACTTTTAAACAATGGGCAAAACAGGATAAAGACTTGGATGACTTTTTATCGCCAGGTGATTATATTGACGAAAGGTTATATAACTATATAGGGGAAATCATACCTCCTGCATATTATTCAAGAGACTTTATACAAGGATGCGACGCCATTAAAAATGAAGGCGATGTATTATTCTACATTACAGCACACAGAACCGTTGATAATCGGTACTTATATCTCGGTGTTTTACCGGAATTTAAACAATAATTCAAAACGATATAGAAATGAATGATGGAGTTTATTTTGACCAAAATGGTAACGAGGTAATCGTAATCAATGGATTTGAATACTCACGAGAAGAATTTGATTCCCTTGTGGATATGTGTGGAGATTGCAATATGTAATAACAAAAGAAAGAAATGAGTAAAACAACAATTTATTATCTATTCCTAATAGCAATGTATATGCTGCTAGGATAGATGGAAAGGAGAAATATGGATAAAGATAAATTCAACAAAGCAATAGAAATCAACAATAAAATAGAGGAATACAAAGATCATAAGATGGCACTTGAAAATTCTAACATAAAATATGGTGGTGGATTGATATTTACATACAACAGAATGCACAATGATGTACCATTAAAGGAAGAAATTTTTGGTAAGAATTTCCTTCAGTGCTATATGTATGCTTTGGATAGTAAGATAAAAGAATTACAAAAAGAGTTTGACGAATTATGAAAAAAGATATGAAACAGACAGTAGAAGAAGCAGCAAAAAAATATTCCAATGATTGCAGAAACAGGCAGCTTCATTGTGAACCATACTGCATTGTTGACTTTATTTCTGGTGCCGAATGGCAGTCGAAGCAATCTCCTTGGATAAGCGTTAATGAACGGTTGCCGGAGCCAAACAAGCTTGTCCTTTGCAGAATGGTATCAAATGGAGCGATTGTTAGTGGCTATATCGTTGTTTCATCCGGGAGATCGCCATACGTTGCGACAGACGGAGGATTTGAATTTGAGGATTGGAACGGCTACGAGTGTGACATGTGGATGTACATCCCGTCTTTTGATGATATACTCGAAGCCAACAGAGATGTACTGGAACGGATTAAAGGAAAGGAGAACCAACCATGACCGAAGAACTTGTAACATTGGAAACAGCAAAGATGCTGAAAGAGAAAGGGTTTAATTGGAAGTGTGAACACACAATAAGTTGCGATAATATTATTAGAAGATACGACATTCCGCAAAGTATGTCATGTTGTACGGAAATAGATAACGAACCAGTTGAATTTTTGTGTCCAGTGTTGTATGTTGCCCAAAAGTGGCTTCGTGAAACTAAGAACCTGCATATCGAAATATCCTATATGTATGGAAATTATTGGACGTATGATATACTGACAATTCCGAGACATGACTTGATAGGATTGTCTGACAGGCCTATTATCCGTTATAATACCTACGAGGAAGCACTTGAAGCAGGATTACAGGAAGCATTAATGTTGATATGAAAATGAGTCCTGTTATATCTTGATAAGTTGAAAAATAACGAGGATATTTCTTGTTTGGTTAAATAACTGTAATTAAAGAGGGGGAAGGCGTTCATATTGTCTTTTTCCTCTTTAATTTTGTCGTGAATTAAAATATTAATCGCAATGCGATAGCCAATGACAATCTAGGGTTTGTCAAAGGGGTTGTCGGCGTTTTTTTTGACATGCGTGATAATTGCTTGTAAATCAGTTATAAAAAGTGATTGTACTTGTAGCCCTTCTAAGGCGTGGGTCTTGCGTTCGAATCGCAACGGAATCACATAAAAAAAGCTGTATCTTCTGAGGGTACAGCTTTTTTTATGGAAATATTTAAAAAGGATTTATCTATAAGCGGGGCTATGGAAAAGATCTTGTCCATATCTATAAACCTTTCCCGTTGGATAGTTAAGGGTTTTCTTCCTGTTTGTTCTATCTCCGCAAGCCTTTGGAGTTAACTCCATAGCCTTGGGAGATAACTCCAAAGCTTATGGAGATAACTCCAAAGGCTATGGAGATAGAATACATCCGTATAAAAAGGTTTAACCTGGAAAGAGAAAAGGCTTATGCAACAGGAACAGATGCAATACATTGTTGTTTAATTCCGCTGGCGGGCTATTACTTTTTCTCAGTTTCTCCGCCCTTTGGGCTTCATGGCAGCGGAAAGATTGAACCGGTTAAAAAGTCATGTTAA